CGCGAAGACGACGCAGGGCGAGTGGGAGGCAATTGTGTGCGTGCTATCGCCGCGAGTGTATTGCGATGGCGAGATGATCTGCGAAACACATGCGGCATATTTAGTTGATGCAGGCAATCACGACATGGACTGGATCGCAAAGGTCCACAACGACTATCTCGCGATGCTCGACGAGCTTGAACGGTTGCGGGAAACCGTCGCGAAACAACAAGCCGAACTTGGCGAATACTGGCGAGCCGCTGTTGCGATTGAGTCGGAAATAACCGCCGACTCGGATAGGGGACTTGCGGACCTGCATGAGATCAGAACCGGCAACAACTATTCGCAGGTTGGGCCAAGCGTGGCGGAGATGCTGGTCGGTCAGCGTGACGAACTGGCAAAAGAAGTTGAGCGGCTCAAGCTGGAGCTATCCAACGCAACCAAAGAGTTCGACCGTGTCGCTGGCTGGAGTGAATCAGTAATCGCTGACGCATTTTGTGAGCAGCAATCGCAGCCGGTGAATGAGCGGTTGATAACTCTCTTAGAGGCCGTGTCGATTCAAGACTTCGGTATGTTTGTCGATGATGTTGATGGCAAGAACTGGTTTGACCTGCGTGATGAGGCCATCGCCGCAGCGAAGGCCGAGATTACGGAGCGTGCGAAGCCGGTTACTCGCGAATGGCTGCGAAGCATCGGAAGCGTGCGAGTGCCTGACGATGTTTATCCGCACTCGGAAGGCAATGACAACGAGCAAATCGGGAATCTGAGACTGTGGGGATTTGACGAAACTGGCACATGGTACATGCAGGGTGCTGACTGGTTTGGCATCAAAACACGCGGCCAAGTGCTCGACCTGCTGCGAGCGACGGGGCACAAAGTGAAGACGATCAACGAACGCCTTTCTTTTGCGGTTCATGGACGAATCCGCAAGAAGAAATTGTTAGACGCAAGGGGTTAAGCGATGGACGTGGCAGAGCTTCAGAGAGTGAAAAGACATCGTGGCCAGAGCCGAGGCACTCGGTCAAGAAATCAGGCGATTGAAGGAAGCTATCGACGTTGGCCGCAAGACGAATTCATTGCGGTTCGACTTCGTGGACTGGGCCGTCTGGTACGGCAGCGACGGGAAGAATTTGCAGCGAGCATGTAGCGCTGACATCTTGCAGGAGTTGGGGCCGCGATTTCGTGAGGCGTTCGTGTTGATCGTCGAAGAACGGCTTGAAGAGCGACAGAAGGAGCTGGAGGCAGTTTGCGTCTAACGCCAAATTAAAACGCGGGCGAGCGACCCCGCGATTCGAGACAGACGTTACCGCCCGTCGTTTTGAATTTTTTGTTCTGCGGTTCAATGGAGTTGGTGATGCACTACAGAAACGGCCGCGAGGCCAAGAACGGTGACAAGATCGTGAAGCTCGACGGCGGCAAGGTTGTGGCCTTCGGAGTCCTTCATAGCGCGACGCCGGGCAACGACTACTGCAACGGAAACATCGCAGTCATTCAGCCGCCGAACGATTACGCCTGCATGGTGGACTGCCTGCACATTGACGATGTTTCGACGATCTTGTGCGAGAAAGAATTGGGGAGCCGGCCAGCCGGAAAGTGAAGCTACCCCGCCGAGGGCCAACAGTGAACGACGGCGGTTGGCTGGCATGTCACTAACGAGCGGGATTCGTTGAGTCGTGACACATCGGAGAGACGGTGATTTTGTCCGCAGAACGCAAGTTTTGGCCTGCGGTACTCCGTCAGGCCCAAATACTTGTTAGCCGAAATCCGTTCGGAATCTTGAAAAGGGTATTGACGCTAATCAAACACGCCGATAACTTGTGTACCAGAGTTGAAACCAACCCAGCAACACAAGGAACCGACAAATGAACCAATTCGATTTCACCTACGTTCAAGTTTACGCCAGCACAAAAACAGCACTGAAAGTCGCGGGCATCGACAAGAGTAAGATTGAAGCCAGGCCGAACGGGTTCAAGAAATACGGGACGCGAACATTCCGCCAGTGGCTCTACGTTGCGACAGTGGCTTACTTCGCGGCAGACGGTCACGGGGCGGACGATGTGGCAAACCAATGGCGAGCGAAAGGCGTCGGAGCAACGGTGAAATACCATGCGGCAGACTAAGCACGGCGGGAAGCACGGCGGGAAGCGAAAAGGGGCGGGCCGAAAAGCCCGCCCCGATGAAGTGAAGATACCACTCGCGATCAAGGTTGACCTCGAGCTGGCGGAATACCTCGCGACCGTTGAAAGCAAGACGGGAGCGATCGAGGAAGCCTTGCGACGGTCGAAAGGCTTCAGAGATTGGAAGCGGCGGCAGTCCGGCTAACGCTTTTTAGACGGCGCAGACGCAGTAAAACATCCGGCAGGGCGATGACATGAAAACAATCAATGAGCGAATCGTGTCGGTGGCCAGAGAGGTAGATCAACTCTGCCAATCGCTGGGCTTGGCCTATCCGAACGACCTTGAGAAAATCCTTGCGAAGCATTTCATCAACCAGTGGCTCGACGCACCGGACGGGCCGGGATGGTGGTGGATGCAGATGCCCGAAGACGATGATCCCGATTGCGTGTCACTGTTCATGATTCCTGGAGTTGGGCTGGCGTGTTCGGATGGTCAAACCGCCAATTATTTCGAGTCGGCCAAATGGCAGCGGGTCATTGGTCCGCAATAGTCACGAAGATGCAATCATGATACGATGGTGGCATCATGGAAGATGCAAATACTACAGAATTAGTACACCAACCGTCGCACGGATTCCGGGGTCAGGGCAATGATGTTTTGACAGATCACGCAACAGCTCGGCTTGCAAGGCGTGCGATCCGTAGACGTTGGCCAGTCACGGCAGAGATGCGAGGAGCGGTACTCGCAGAAGCGTTTCGCATGGTGCAATCGGGAGGAAAGCCGGGCGATGTCATTGCTGCCATGAAAATACTGCAAGACAGCGACAAGATTAACATCGCGGTGACTAACTTGGACGCTCCGTTACCGCAAAATCAGGTAAATGTCGGATTAGCGGTCAATAATAACGCAGGCCCAACAGCGAGAGACGTAGCGATTGAGTTACTGAAGACACCGGAGGGGCGGGCGGCACTAACTGAAAGGATCGGGGGATGAATCATGCGATTGAAATTCTCGAAGAGCGTGAATCATATTTGAAATCACTGATCCGTAAGTGCAAAGAAAATAGCGACTATTTTGCACAAGCGATCCCAACGGACAAGTACGAGCGGCAACTTGCCGACGTGCAAGAAGCGCTCAACGCATTGGATCACGTGCCGCTAAATCACGACCCAATCGAATAATTCATGCTTGACCTCGAATCCGTCCGCCGAATAGCAACGCCCGCTGGTTACGCTCAAGCCGCAAGCGGTGGCCAGTGGAAACCGTATCCGCACTTGCAAGCGATCAATAACGCAATCATTGACACCGTCATGGGCGTTGACGATTGCCGAATTCTGACGGTATCTGTTCCGCCACAACACGGCAAAAGCGAATTGATGTCGAAATATACGCCCGCTTGGCTCATGAGTCTTTGGCCAGACAGGAGGGTCATCCTCAACAGTTACGCAAGCGACTTCGCGGCAAGCTGGGGCGCGAAAGCTCGCAACGTCTTCGCGTCGATGTCAGAAACGACAGGGCTACGTGTTAGTAAATCACTGAAGCGGTCAGACTGGTGGGGTGTGGAGGGGCATCGCGGCGAGATGAGCACAGGTGGAAGTTCGTCAACGACAGGCAAGGGGGCAAACCTATTCATCTTCGATGATCCATATAGCAATCACGAGCAAGCCAGTTCAGCAGTGGTTCGCGAGACGGTCTGGAATCAGTTCCTATCGTCGGCATATACGCGACTGCAACAAGATTCAGCGGTCATCATCATGCAGACACGCTGGCATGTGAATGACCTCACTGGCCAGTTGCATGAGGTCTGCAAGGATCAAGGGATTCCTGTTCGTAAGTTGCTCTTGCCAGCAATTAACGAACGCGGCGAGGCGTTGTGTCCGGAGCTTCATTCATTCGATAAGCTACTGAGAACAAAGGCGTTGCTCGGTAGTTACTTTTGGTCCGCCATGTATATGGGGAACCCGATTCCGGAAGGCGGGCTGTTCTTCAAGCATGACGACATTAACCAGATTGTTGATATCGAACCCGCCAAGATTGCGAAGGTTGTGCGGTATTGGGACACGGCAAGCAGCAAAGATGGTGACTACACGGTCGGAGTGTTGATGGCTGACGGCGGAGACGGGTTTGTTTACGTCCTGGACGTGGTTCGCGGGCAGTGGACGGCATCAACTCGCGACGCTCAGATTGAAGCCACGATGAAACGGGACTTCGATCAGCATGGCCTGAAATGCGAACAATGGATTGAGCGTGAAGGGGGAGGGGCTGGAAAGACGGTCGGAGAAATTAACGTCATGCGGTGGGCCAAGTATGGCTGTCGTGTAGAGACGATGAGCAAAGAGAAAAGCATTCGCGCACGTCCGCTACAGGCCAGGACTGAGCAAAAGCAAGTCCGCCTATTGCGGGCACCGTGGAATCGTGCTTTCATAGACGAACTCACGCAGTGTTGGAGCGGAGTTCATGATGATCAAGCCGACGCTGCAAGCGGTGCTTACAATAAGCTGGTGATGCAGTCAGGGCCGGTCACGTGGCACACAGGAGCATGAAATGACCAGAGAAGAGCTAAAAGACCAAGCCTACGAATGGGCATGCGATTACATTATGTCGCAAGAAGAGATTGAACTCACATGCGTTTTTGAAGGCATGAAAGACGGAGCTTGGGAGCAACATCTTGAGTTTATTACCGACTGTTTTGAACACGGATTAAAACCGGTTCACTTTGTGGACACCCTCATTGCCGCTCAAGCCGAATACAACGAGTCTTTCGAGTGGCTAGAAGACAACGAAATAGGGGGCGATTCATGAATTCATTTCTCGAAGACGCAGAATACATTCTCCAGAACGGTCCAAACAACCTGCGGAAAGTATTTGACGCAGGTCGACGCCTCGCTCGTTTCGTCCTGCGACTCACCGATATCCGCACGACATACGAAGGCCGCGACGGCTACGCATTGGTTGATAAAGCTCAGTGGGAGGCGTTGTTGGCAGAGAATGCGCTGCTGAAAGAGCAACTAACGCCTAGCACTCAACATCATTAACCGCTAACGTATGCCTCACGCAATACCGCGCAGCGAGGTTATATGATGTTGGAACGTGGAATGAAGATTAGTCGCATTGGCGGCGAGCCGGTTGATGGTGTTGTCATGCAGGTCACGGTCGATATGGGCGATGAGCCGGGGACAATCGTGGAAGTGGCTGTTGGTGAAACGTCGCGAAAAGTTCTGGCGTCAGCGTGCGAGGTTGCCGCGAAGTCAATTGAGGCTGAGAAGCATTTGCCTGAACTGCACGTAGAGCAGAGCATTGGAACCATCGGACGTGACGGCGATACCATGCCGAGCGGTGAGATTGATCACGTTGTGGCTTCCGTGAATTAACTAACGCTAAACACTCAGGGGCAAAACTGAGTGACTAATGCTCGCAGAACTCCGAGACGCAACCCGTAGACTGTTTGGCAGCAAGCAAACCGCTAGCGCCGATGCGGCAAAAGCCGTTGATCCGGTTATCGCCGGAGTTGTACAGCCAGAGCCGATTCGCGACCTCGCGGAGCTTGTCTGCGACATGCGCAAAGACCCGATGGTGGTCATTACGCAGGACGTGTTGCTATCGAGCGTCAAACGTGGTGATGTCACGATAAACGTTGACGCGCCGGAAGGTGACGCAACCGCCGAGGCGATCGAAGACGACCTCAATCGTCTTTGGCTTGAGACTCTCGAAAAGTTCTGCGACCCGGAACACGGCGTGTTCACGTGGGGAGGATTGCCGTTTGAATTAGTCATTGAAAACGATGAGGTTAGCGGCGTTCCGATCACGGTCATTAAGCAGTTCAAACAGCTACCGAAGCACATCAACGGAGCACGAGCGACGGAATTGGTGCTCGACAGTTCTGGCCAGTTCGGTGGCATTCGAGTCACGATTGACGGCTCAGATTTCGTGATACCGCCAGAGCAATCGTGCTGGTTTGCGATTAGTGCCACACCGCTTGAACCGCATGGTCGTTCGCTATTCTTAGGCGCTCCGGCTGAGGTCCGCAAGCGACGCAAAGAGACAGATCAACTCATCCAGGTGTTCGTTGCGCGTTGGGCCGTTGATGGTCCGACAATTCACGCTCCGGCAACTGCGGTTGATGAAACTGGCCGAGTGGTCAACAACCACAAGCTGATCGCAGCGCAATACCATGCCAACAAGACCGCAGGCGGTCTGACGATCCTGCCCAACGATGCACACAGCACACCGGGCATGGAGGGCAAGTATCAGATCGACATCACGCACGAAGCGAGATCGCTGGATGCGAAGCCGTTGGAGATTATCGACAATCTGATTGACGCAAAGATGTCGCGGGCGTTCGGCGTTCACGAATCGGTTACTATGGACACTGAAACAGGTTCATACGCATCACAGACGGTGCGTATGTTTGTTGTTCTCAGTAAGTGCGATTCGCTTGGCTCGCAACTGACGAGCCAATTTGAAGCGATCGTCAATCGTGTCTACGGGCCTGCGAACTACCCTGGCAAGCCTCCAAAAATCACGGTAACGCCAACGTCACGCATCACTGATGGCCTGATGGTCGAGACGGTTAAAGCTATCATGGCAATGCCGCAATGGGGGCCGCTGCTAGAGTCAGGAGCGATCGACGTTGCGACCATACTGGCCAATGCTGGCGTTCCACTGGCCCGTGATTATGTTGAGCGGCTTGATGCTGCGTTTGCGCAGGTAAAGGCGGATAAGCAGGCCATGCGCGAGCAGACACAACAGCAGTATGGTCCGAACGCTGATCCGTTGTTCCAAGCGAATGAGCCTTACGAGCTAGCTGTAAAAAAAAAGTCGGACGCGCTGCGGTCGGTGCTCGACGTAATGTCGTGACAAAGCCGGGGCAACGCATCACAGGCAAGGGCGGTGGTATTGGGAGTAATCAGTATGCGCGGCGAGGGGTGAGCAAGGCGGGTGTGAAGCGGGCGGCCAGTTCGATTCACGGAGTTGAGAGTGCTGGTAGCCCTAACCCTCAATTCGTTGCGGCAACTAGCCAGGCCGTGAAGTCAATTCCGCCGCATATAGCTGCCGTCTTGAAGTCGAAAGGCGTGAAGACGATTGCGGCAAAAGATGCGTCCGATGTGCTCTCAGCTCATTACGACATGAACGATAAGCCTCGTGGTTATTGGAGCGGATCGTTACACGAAGTCGGGGCGGCGTATATTCCGCACACTAAACAAGCCTTTGTTGCCGAGCACGAGGGGCCATCGACAGCACGCACAAAAACACGCGACCCAGCCGGGGTGATGCGACACGAAATCGGTCATGCGGTTGATGATAATTTCCTAGACCATCGCATATCGCAGCGAGACGATTTCAGAACCGCGTATCGAGCGGATTTGTTGGCGATCATGCACGGCAGCGGAAGTAAATTTGAGGCCGATGGCTATTCGCTAAACGGAGAAGCCGGGAAAATGAGTTACTTCATTCAACCGGCACGCAATGCCGTGAGCGGTCGATTCCACGCCTCAGACGCCGGTTACAGCGAGGCGTTCGCAGAAGGCTTTGCGTCCTTACATGGTGGAGGAGCTATGTCGGCTCAAGAGTTCTCGATATCCTTCCCGAACACGGTTAAGAAGATTAAAGAACTGACCGCAGAGCAGAAGCCAAGACGGGGAAAACGATGAAAGCAATTGACGCAATCAAGCTCGTGGCAGCAATCGAAGACCGATCGGCAGAGCATTACGTTGAGAGCCGTTTGATTCGACATTTAGTCGATAGATGTTCGGAAAACATGGTTAATGCAATACTCAACGAGCTACTCGCAACCGCAGAGACGTGGCGGAAGCGTGCATCGAAAAACGCTGGCGACCGAATGTGGTATGAACACCACTTGCGCAACGCGGCTACAATGGCAACGCTCGTCAAGTTATCGCGACATGCAGCGGCGGAACCGAAGGAGGATGCAGCTTGATTTATGCAACCGTCAGCGAAAACCAAGTCACGCTTCGCGCCCGTATTGAGCAAGGTGGAATTATAGGCGATTGGTCACACGTAGTTCAGCCTGGTGAACTATGGGGCGATTGGTCGTTTGCCGAGTTACGCGAGAAGGGGAGCGGCGCTTGGGATATTGGACCGACAGGGCCACTATCGCTCTCTATAGACGCCATCCCCACGCTGAACATCAACCGCCCACACAGCCCGCACAGCGAACCAACACCGCCAGAAACGCCTAACGCTGACGAACTCGCGGACGAAACAATTCGATACCTCAACGGACTCTATCAAGAGATCGAAGATGCGTTAGTTGCTGGCCAGCCACTCGGTTTCGTTGCGGAAAAACTTGACAAGCTGGTGGCTCAATCCGAGTTATCAAGCTGGATCGCTGGTGCGGTCGCGGTGTGGGGCGAGTCTCGCGAACCGAAGCTCATCACGCTCGATGCGCTGGGGCCGCTGCAAAAGAACCGATTCCCGTGGGTTGAGACGGCGGCACGCTGGTTGATGGATCGTGACGTTTACAGCGCGGATGAAATCCAGAAGCAAGCACGCGGCGAACAGTTGCCGCGCTGGAAATCGCTGGAAGCGGTGACACGCTTGCGTGATGAGATCGCGATTGGGTTCCCAGCCGGAGAATCGTTTGCAGAATTCCATAAGCGAATCAAAGACACAATTGACGCGACGAAGCCAGAACTGCAAAACGCCTTCCGGACTTCGACGCATCAAGCGTTTATTCACGGTTCAACGATGACGCTTGAGAAGCCGGTCGTTAAGACGCAGTTTCCGTATGTGCTATTTCATTCCGCTCATGACACCCGTACTCGCGCAACCCACAGGCCACTCGATGGCCTGTTGTTTGAGGTTGGCAGCGAAGCCTATGCAGTCGCCAAGCGGGCGCTGAACGACTACAGTTGCCGCTGTTCGATCACTCCGTACACGGAAGCGAAGCGGCAGCGGAAAGAGCTTCAGGCGGTGCAGGTGGATCAGTTGCCGCCAGAGACGCTGGCGAAGTACGGGGCTTAACGCCCTTCTTTATTCCGCTTCGCGATCCGCGCCGCAACCGCTTTCTTCGCCGCTGCAACCCGTTGCTCCGGTGTTGTCTTAGCCATGCGAGCGGCATTCATCGCCTCGCTATGTGCCTTCTTTTGTGCCGCTGTTTTGCCCTTCCAGCGTAGTGCCGAGAGGGCTTGAGCAGCGGAGCTTTTCTTCTTAGCCATTGGCGTGTTGCTCCTTTCTGAAATACTCACGCCACTGGCCGAATGGCACCACGTGAAAAGACTGCGAAGCCTCGTATTCGGCGATGATTGCCGCTTGCGACTTGACGCCACGATCTGCCATCAATCTTGCGTCTCGCTCGTGTTTCGGTGTGACCCCATCAGCAAGCACTCGTGGCCGTTGTTCGTTGTTCATCTTTATTCCCTTTACGTTAGTGGTTTTATTCCCGTCACGGCTCTATTTGTATCGACCTACCGCAAGCTCGTCAAGCAACCAATCCAAAATTATTTTTGACGAGCGCTTGACACTGGCAATCAGGACTTAGACCTTTGGCTTATTGCATGATGCAATACATAACCGCCAAGGAAGGCTTTCTCTTGATCTTCTACACCCTCGCTCAATCGACAAATGTTGCTCAGCCGGTGCTATCCGGACTGACGCCGCTTGATTCGTCTCGCGGTGTGCGAGTGGTGAAAGACGTGTTGCGTGTTGGTACATGGAAAGCTGGTCAACGGGATTGGGTTGTCACTGAAGACACGCTCAAGACGTTGTCTAACGACTTTGCGGCCATGAAGGCCAATGGCGTTCCGTGCAACCTCTACTGGGGTTCACGTCCTGACGGCGGCCCCGGTGGTCAACACGCCGTCGAAGCCAAGAACGCAATCGCACCGATCGACCAAGTCTTCACGCAAGACGGCGTGCTCTATTGCTCGTCATACATGACGGCAGACCAAGCCAAGCAACTCGAAAACCCTGCCCATCAAGTCTCGGTTGGCGTTCAGCCCGATTGGACCGCAGGTGACAAAACAAAATACGCACTCGCGCTACTTCACGTCGCGATTGTCGATCAACCAGTGGTAACGGGCCAAGGTCCGTTTCTGACACTCTCGAATGAATCCCTAGAGGATGAGGACAACATGACACCTGAGCTGAAGGCGACTCTTGAAGGCATTGCGGCTACTAACAAGACGTTAGCCGAAACGATCATCACGCTGTCGAATGAATTCACAGCGTTCAAGGCCGAAACGGTCGCGAAGAAAGCCAATGAAGCGAAGGACGCTTGGAGCGGCAAGCTCAAGGGCTTGTTTGACGCCAAGAAGATCAACGCCGCAACGCTCAAGCAATACGAGGAACTTGGTTCCGTCGTTGCGTACAACCTCGCGATTCTCGCTCCGCTTGATGGTCTGATTATGTTGGCCAGTGAATCAGGTGTGCAAGGCTTGGCAAACGCTAACGAGCCAAGCGTGGGCGACAAAGGCAACGCTATTGAATCCGATGCCGTGATCGAAGCACGACTCAAGGCTAAGGGTATCGACGTCAAGCTGATGCCTCGTGCCGGTGTGTAGTTTTAGACGATTTCAAGACTCCTTTGCCGCATAACTCGCGGCCAGGAAAGAGTACAAAGATGTTTAGCATTCCAGGTCAACGGACAATTGATAGCGGCGTGACACCACGCGAAATTCTGATGAGCGATGAAGGCAAGATTGTCTTGCCCGGTCCTGTCGTGATCGACAGTGCAGTCGCCATCGACGGCAAGAATACAGGCCGCACAGATGAGCTTCGGGCAGGTTGCTTGATGGCTCAGAATACTGCCAGCGGCAAGTGGGCACCGCTCAAGCGGACCACGGTTGCCAGCGGCGGAGGAACGGGCGTCACCACTTGCGTGCTGACAGACAGCCGATTCTTCAAGGTTGGCGATTTAATCACGATTGGTGGCGACGACGTCACGATCCTGACGATTGACTACACGACCGACGCCATCACGTTTGCGGCAAAAACGATCGCAGACGGCGAGGCGGTCATCAGTCGAGGAACAGCCGGAGCCGGTTACGAAACCTGCAAGGGCGTTCTGCAATTTGCCGTGCGACTGCAATCCGGCGAACCGTACATCTCAACGCTGTACGACAAGGCTGGAACAATCTTGGCAGGTGGCTATGTGATCCAAGACAACGTCTTGGGCGATCTCACGGCTGCTCGTGCCGATACCGCCGCTCGCCTGTCGGCGTTCATCTGGTCGGATCGTCAGCAAAATCTCTAATCCCTGAACACGTCTCCGCCTTGATTCTCAGGGCGGATTTTCATCAACCCTGCCTTGCCGCATAACTCGTGGCCAGTTGCAAAGGTGTACTTCCGTGGCTGATTCTCTCCAAACAATGCTGGACTTCCGTGACATTTCTGCCAGCTATCGCAACGCGCCAACGATGGTCGGCACTCCGATGCTCGATACGTTCTGGTCTGATGTCAAATCGACCGTGAGCGACGATGTCACGATCTTCTCGCTGACTCGCAGCAATGTACCGAACCCTGCCAATACTCGCGGATCGATGCCGAAGCGGCAAAACGGTCCCGGTGCGTCTAAAAAGTCGTTCAGTCTGTTCAATTCTTTCAACGAACTGACGATGCCTAACGACACTCTGCGATTCCTTCGCAGCAACGATCCCGGCATTCGACAAATTGGTCAGGAATGGGTTGCAGCGACCATTGAGGAAGCCGGACGTCGGCAAAAGTTGCTTCGCGAAGTGTTGGTCGGTCAAGCGATGACGTTCGGCGTTAGTTGTCTCGATAGCAATTTCGATCCCATTATGCCGACAGTTCACGCGACGACTGGCGCGCTGACCACGACCGGCGCAGCAGTTGTGGCTGACTACCAAGTTGCGGACTCGCATCGCGGCAACTGTGGATCGCTCACGACGGGCGCTTGGGATACGACCACGACCGACATCTTCCAAGAATTGGAAGGTTTCCGTGACGCTTCTGTGAAGGCCGGGAGCGAAGCTCCTAACACGGTCTATATCAATCGCCTGCGATTGCCGAAGTTGCTCTTGAACACCAAGTTCCAAGCGTGGGCTACGCTGAACAAGGTCACGAACGAGCAAGTGATCAACTCCGGCAAGATTACCAACTACTTCGGTTGGAACATTGTTGGAGTCGAAGGTTACTGGACTTCCGCCGGTGGCACTCAGTACCCGCTGATCCCGCTTCGCCAAGCGATCATTTGCCCGCCAAACGGACCTTGGAAACGATGCGTTGAAGGGACTCAAGACGTTCCGACCACGCTCGGCGTGTTCGACAATCTCGAATCCGCGTTGGCGACCATGAAGCCAGTGGTCGGCATGTTCGGATTCGCGCAAGTGAAGGTGACTCCACTGGCTCAATGCTCGCTGTACCTCGGTGACAACTTCGGGCTTGGGTTCGCCAATCCAAATAGTATTTACATGCCAACCGTCTTCAGTGCGTAACGATGGCCGTGCTCGGCAAGACCTCGGCGGAACTCTCCGCCGGGGCACTCCTTATCCCAGCTAGTTCAACAGGCAGAACACCGCACTACTAACGCGGAGAAGTGGGTTCGAGTCCCGCCGGGGTTCTTATATGTCGTCTTACTGCTCATTCACTGACCTGCAATCACGGCTCACGTTAGCGGGCTTGGATTGGGCTGTTAATCGCGACGGCGGCGACACCGTGACCTCGGCGGAGATCGCTCGCTACGTCACGCCTGGAATACTCAGAACAGATACAGAAATAGATGCTGCGATTCAGCAGTGGTACGACACAACGTTAGCACGTGGCAATGCGTGGCTGAACTATATCGCGAGAGACATAACAGTCGTCGAGGTCTGCGAAAACGGTGGACGCGCGGCACCTGAGAGTTTTTTGCTTGCCTGTAAGCGGGCGAGGGATCAACTCGCATTAGTCCACGCTGGCCAGCTTCTTATACCGGGGCTAACCAAAATCACGATTCAACCATACATGGCGACGCCGGGATATGGCGTGAAGGGAATCACGGTCGTCAATCTTCAGTGCTGCGACGATGAATCATGAGTGAGTATTACGACGCACAAGCTGACGCATTGATCGCCACGTGGAACGCCATTGAAAAACACGAAGACACAGCGACGCTGTTCAATCGCAGATTCAAATTCATGGGTGAAAGCCCGTTAGTTGCTGGCACAACGCCAAGCTTCAGCGACCTCGATTCAATCTGGATTATGCCGAGCGACTCCCTGATGGAGCCGACCGTCAACACGAAAGACACAGACAATCTTCGACTGTCAATCGTGACCTATACAAAGGACTGGAATGTCCTAACGCCCATGCGAAACCTGTTCAAACTGAAACGGGCTTTCGCACGGGCCAAGATGAGTCCCGATAGCGGCTCGACAATCATGGCCTCTTATGACCCGCGCATAGCGGGACAGCAGACGACCTATCAGCCAGTCATCCTAGATGACACCAACAAGATTCAGTGTATCAAAACCACGATGGTATTGGTGCTAAGAATTCCTTTCCAGCATTAAGAAAGCACGGATGCTATGTCTCACGTCTTAGGCGCTAAGCGTTATCAGTATTTTGAGAAAGAAACCGGCACTGGTGCCGCTTGGGGCACTCGCCCTTCGACTCCTGTTTTGGTTCACGCTCCGACCAAGAGTTACGGCGTTGCGTTGAAGCGCAATTCCGCACAGCATCGACCGATTGCTGGTCGTGGCCAGTCTCACCATAGCCAATCGCCGAATAGCCTTGTGAGCGGTTCGATCGTGATGCCGCTCTACGGTGCCTACTTGTCGAGTCCTGCGGTGTCGATCGCTCAATACTTTCTTGACCTCGTGACCGATACGCCAGAAACGCTCGACCCTCGCCCGTCGTTCCGCGCGTTTGACATCCACAAGGACGGCAGCGGCACGACTGTCACAGGCCACGAAGACAGCGGGTTGCGAGTCAATAAAGCGACCCTGAAAGGCTCTGCAAGCGATGGTTTCCTGGAGTTGACGCTCGACTGTATTGGCAAAACGCAGATCGTCTTGCAAGGCTCAGCGTCAGCGTTGCCTGACGATCGAAATGGTCTGCTAGAAATGCTGTTCTCCGATACGGTATTGAGTATCGGTGGTTCGGCTGTCGATATGTCGGAATTCAGTTGGGAAGTGGACTACGGCATCAAGCCGCTGTTTCTCAACGGCAACCGACCGAATCAAGTTTCGGCTCAGTACAACAAGCAGACGCTGTCGTTCAAGCCGCTCAAGACTGCCGCTACCTACGACGCATACTTGCGGTTGCAGGACAATACTGAACTTGAAAGCATCCTGACTATCAAAGGCTTGCACAGCGGGACTGCCGCCGACACCTACACCACTGGCCAGTTCACTTTTGCCCGGTCAGTGTTGGACGAAGCAAGCGACGATATCGGTCTGGACGATTTCGGCTTCCAGGCGATCAAGATGCACCTCCTGAAGCCTGACACGAGCGATAATACGTGCGTTCCTGTTTGGGATACGGTGTAGCAAATAACTAACGACAAAAGCCCGCCAAATCGAAGGATGTGGCGGGCTTTTGCATTGGTAAGCAAATGACATCCGCAAAATCATTCGCAGTCTTTCAATCCGAATCGTCCTGGGGGACGGTCGGCGGCGACGTTGACCGATATATTCCGCTGACGAATTTTGCACTGAAGGCCGATGTCGAGACTCGCGAAGCGAAAGGTTACGCGGGCATCCGGCAGCCGAAATACGCGGAGAAGGTCAGGCGGAAGATCGGTGGGACAATCTCGTGTCCGCTCTATGGATTTTGGGCACCATCGGCTAGTCAGTCGTTCGCGCAATATCTGATTGAGTGGGCGTTCAGTTCTCCCGAAACCGCCGACGGGTCTAGTAAATCACTGCATTGGATCGACAACGTTAGTGCCTCACGGTGGGCAGGGCTTCGGGTGGATGAAGCAACGCTTTCCGGCGATCCGAACGGCGTGACGCTATCGCTGACGCTTGTTGGTAAAAAAGAACTGGCCAGCGTGCTCAGTACCGCGTTGCCGGACAATCGCGGCCAATGTCTTGAGTTTCTCTTCGCGGATGTTGCGCTGACGTTTGACGGCTCGTCACTGCCGATCGAGTCATTTAGCTATACGATCCGACATAACCTTTCGCTGAAGTACAACGCAGGTTATGAGCCGTCGTCATTGCGATCTACTGGCTGTCAGCAATCACTAACGATTAAGCCGCTCAAGTCATCCAGTGCTATGGCGGTTCTGCAACGGCTATCATCAATCTCACATAAGACCGCGAGCCTGACTCTCTCTGGATTGCACGCGGGAACAGGCGCGAGCGGAAACGCAACGCAAGTTGTGCTGTCGTTCAATCGCCTCGCAATTATCGACGCCAACGATTCCGTGACGCCCGACGATTACAACTGGCAACCGATCACAATGAGTTGCCTCAAGCCAAATTCTTCCACGGTGGCTGTCGGTCAAACGTGGAGTCTGATATAACAATCTGCGTGGAATCAACCATAATGACTAACGAGACACCACAGAGCACAGGTCAAGCCTTTTCGGCATCAGGCTACTTGATAGAACAAGTGGCCAAACAAGGACCAGTCGCGCTCTTATTGCTTTGCGGTCTTATGGGTGTCTACCAAATCGGCAATACACATATTGCAACGATTGACGGTATGTGGAAAGAGCGGCATTCGGAACAAGCAGCGATGATTAAGGGTTTCCAAGAAACACTTAATTCATGCTGCTCTGAAAAACGTGCGGCTAACGAACAACGTGCGAATGGAATTGCAGGCAAGTGATTGCCTTATCCCACGGAAGGGGTTTCTATGAATGTTTCTTATCTCTTGATTCGCTTCTGGCCGATCTTGCAACCGCTCGTCAAGCGGGCCGTGATCATCGGGCTTCGCCGACTTGGTGAGGAGGCGAAAACGGACTCTCTACACAGCGCGTTCGCGCCGTTTGCGGAAGACCTCGACAAGCTCTGCGACACGATCGCAGACGCGATTGAGGGAAAGTCTCCGGTTGCCATTGCGGCAACCTAACGATAGTTCCCCGGCAGTCTCCGTTGCGGAATTACGCCCCTGGTTCCAATCACGTAGAGACTGCCGGGGATTCTTATATCACAGGGGTTATCGGGGTAGTGTATGAGTCCGGCAGCAATCGAAGAAGTAAAACCACCCAAAAAATCAGCGGAATCAACTCGCTCGGCTCGTTGGTGCCGACGACACGGAATCAATCCTGGGCCGGTGACGAGTCCGATAGTTGGACAGGGACCGAATCGGTTGAAGTTGCTGCAAAAGAGACTCGACCGATTCAACAAAAAGATGGACCGAAAACGAGCGGAATTACTGGAGGCAATCGGATGAAGTGGCTCAAGTATGCAACCCAGGGTAGTGGTTGGGCCGCAATGGCGGCTGCAATCGTCACGCTATTGCTCAAGATGTGCGGGATCGAAGTGCAGGAATCAGCGGTGTTGCCGTTGATCGTTTCCGCGATTGGGCTGATTCACGGCGGAAGCTATGTGCCGGTTCCGTCCGTTGCTCCGGTGATGTCTGATCTACATAACAAAACGATCGACGCTCTGTATCACCTTGACGGAATTCTTGAAGGCGATGATGTCAAGAATGCTATTGGCGTCTTATGGAATGCGGCAAGAACGTTGCCGAAACACGAGGGGCAGTAATGCGATACTGCGTTCCCGAATGGGTACGACGTTTCTTTTTGCGACCAATACTGGTCAGTGTGGCGTTGCTTCCGATTGTGCTCAACGGCTGCATTAAGCAAAGCCACACAATCCAGGATAAATCGGCATCAACACTGGCCAGTTTGGTTGCAAAAGAAGCTCGCCCGCAACTGAAGGCGATTTACAGCACAGCAGCGAAAGCGGTGGCCTACGATGGAACAATTTCCTCGCCTCTACTGCGATCAACTGTTGACGCCGCCGAGTATGTCGGACGACTCAATCGCTATCGAATGGCCGGACCAAACACGCTGGCGACCGCTGAGTTCTCTCAAAATCTGGACGATCGCTGGATTGCTGCGATTGGAGCGTCTGATCAACCGCTTACTGCGGAGCTCCGAGCGAAGGTAATGGCGTTGTTGCAAGGTGTGGCTGATGAACTTTAATACGGAAGGGGCGATATGTTGCACGGAATTACTGACGCTGAATTGAATCTCGCGAACGACGACATGAATTTTCGCATTCAGTTACACGAACGAGTTTTGTCGGACATGACGGACGTTCCGCCAAATTCTGATACTTACGAGCGACTGAAACCAACGCTTGAGTATCTTGGCGAAGGGTTGCCGATGTGGGATCGCTGATTGGCTGCTCAGCGCTGTTTGTTTTCGCTTACCTCTATTCCCGATGGGCTGATCGGCGGCATTGTGGCCATCTATGAAGCAAGAGCACAACAACCGCAAATCGGCGGGCTATATGCCGGTCAAGGCTATCAGTGCGATCCGCACGATATCGACATTCACGAAGCGATCGCGAAAGACGTTGCCCGCGCTTGCCTCTTTGGCCAGTTCGGAGGGATGCTCGAAGAGGATGGGCTTGATTCACTACTGAGCTGCCGAGTGTCGGTCACACGATTTGTTGACGGGCCGCACGAGGTTGAAGAAGTGATGGCGTTCGTGGTTGATTTCGATAGTCCAGACTTGATTGATTGCTCGATTGAAACCGCCGATATCGTTAGTGAGTAGCGCAGATGTTTGGTTATCGCCACGATCTTGAAGACCTTGAATTCCTGCATAGCCAAGCCAGCGATCTTGCCGCATTGGATTCTCTCTGCGGTGCTGTCTCTATCCCCGACAGTGTCAGCCAACGCGATTGGCTAACGCCTCGCAATCAAGGTGACGATCCGACAGGATCGCACGTGAATAGTTGCGTTGGTCACGGCGCGTGGGCGGCGGTGCGTATCCTCAACCATCTTGACGGCGGGCAAGACGTCGATCCGTCTCCGTTGTGGCTGTATTTAGCGGCTCAACTTCAGTCAGGTTATTTCGGCGGAGATCACGGCGCGGCGATATCGGGAGCACGCAAAGCGCTCGAGCAATTGGGCGGCGGAGTGCTTGAATCACTCTATCCATACTCAAATATGTATCCCCGCTCGTTTCCTGATGAATACGAAGCCTACGCTGGCCAACATAAGCTCCTGCAACATTCAATTCCTCGCAATCCTGACGACGTCAGGAACTACATCGGGACACGCAAGGGCGTTGCAATGATCGGCGTGCCGATCACAACCGCGATGCGTGACTCATCGCACTGGACGATGCGAACTGTCTCAAGCGGCTCAATGCTTGGAATGCACTGCATGACGATCACGGGCTACGCGGCTGACGGTACTTTCGAGGGCATCAATTCGTGGGGTGAAGATGTTCATGAGCGAGGCTTTTGGACAGCGACGCCTGACGTTGTGCAACATTGGATTGATCTTCACGGCTCGGAAGTCGTGTTGTTGTCGGATATCGTCGAATGGCGCGTGCGTGAATATCGTTGCGGAATGCTGACGGGAGGGTGATGGAATGCGAGTCTTAGCAGTGCTGTTGATGTTCCTGACGTCGGGTTGCATGAAACCGGCGACCGCAAACGATATCGAGCCTGCCAAATGCTTCGCGGCAAGCGAACTGGCGTTAATGGTTCACGGAGAGACGCAACCGAACATCGAACCCGTGAAGCCAAAACCCACTGCTTGCCAGTGTGGAGGTTCTCGATATGTCAACGATCGGTCAAGCGGCAAGCTCAAGCGAATTGCTTGCCAGTGTGGCCAGTCGTGCAAATGTATCGGATGTGCGAACGAAGTAGCAGCAGTGGTCGAGAAGAGGCCCGCTGTTATTTTCTGGTCTGCGAAATGGTGCGCGCCATGCAAAGCGATCTTGAAAGAAATTGACGCCTGCAAGAACGAATTGCCGTTTACGGTTGAGATCAAAGACGACGACGACAAGAGGCCGGAATGGGTGACGTCTTTGCCGACACTTCACTGGCCAGTTGAAGCCAAGTGGGTGGCGTTTGCGCCAAGCAAAGAAGAGCCTTGGCCGGGCATTGATGGTTTCGTCCGCATGTGGCGGAAATCGTTTCCGACATATGCCGCGCCGGTATCACAACAAGCCTACGGCTTATCAAGCGGAGCCAAGCTCCCAATTCGTGCAACTGTTCAGCAAGTCAAACAACTCTTGTCAGATAAAGGTCTACGGCTTCCTTACGGAATGAGCGTCAACGCACCGACTCACGGGCTGATCGCAAGTGTGAGTCAGGCTGGCCAAGATGTTGTGATTGAATTTGATGAATCGACGCTTCCGCATGTCTCGTTCAATGGGCGAGTTCGGAAAGCTGTGATTGGCGAGACTCGCGGAAATGTGTTGATTGATGGGCTGCCGGACATTCAATTCGAGGTAACGCAATGAGCCACGGACCTACCCGCGAAGAATCACGCTTGAAATGTTGCGCCCCGTATGGCCTGCATGATGCACGCTACAAGGTGGCCAACGAGTCACACGACGCGGCTTGTGATTGGCTTGACGAGAACCCGTTTCCGTGCGGCGGCGATGCAAAAGAGCATCTGGAACGATGCAAGGAAGCCGTTTCGCAACGTTGCGGCTTCTTCGATCCTGGTTCGCTGTATCTGATCTATCAGGTACTTTCGACGCTATGGATGTTATGGGGATGGCTGTCGGAAGAGGATGGCGAATAGGAATAGCACTCACACACCATAACTGCTAAAGTGTCACGCTATGGCTGGCAAGTATGACTACATCGACGACAACGGAATTATCATAGGTTATCCGTGGAGCAAAACAATCACGCTCCCGGAGAATCTGAGCGGCAAAACCGTGCGTTGGATTCTGCGAGAACAGTTCAGCGACACGACGCTCGTGACATACGTTAGCCCGACAAACATCACGATCGGAACGCCGGGTGCAACAACGTCGATTTCGATTGCGTTGTCATCCGCCGATACAGCAAGCCTATCTGTCGGGATCGTGCGTTATTTCCTGCGCGTCGTTGACGGTGCGGAGTACCTCTCGGGCCTAATTAGCGTGAGGGCTTAACATGGCGAACGTCGTTGTTGAAACCACTCAGATTGTCGTCACTCCCGTTGATGACGCGATTGGCGTCACAACCGTCGCTGAGTCGCAAACGATCGTACTGAGCGGCGGGACTGGACCGCAGGGACCGGCGGGAGCCGATGGTGAGCCTGGACCACAAGGCGAGCAAGGCCCACCCGGTGAACAAGGCCCGCAAGGCGAGCAAGGCCCACGAGGTGAAACCGGACCTCCCGGCGACGGTGCGATCGTCCGCGTTATCACTGTCCGATTCGATGGCCAGGGTGGTGGAATTGCGGTTGGATCGACGGCGTATGGAATCTGTCCGTTCGGCGGAACGTTGACAGGCTGGAGACTGGCCAGTTCTGACGCTGGCTCGATTGTTGTTGATGTTTGGAAGCGATCATTCGGCCAAACAATGCCCACGATCGCGGACGCAATCACTGACGACAAACCAACGCTCACGGACACAAAGACGGCATCGACAGACACTTTACCCGGATGGTCAGCCGCGATTGCGGCGAACGATATCTTCGCGGTTCACGTCGATTCCGTTAGCGGCATCGACGCAGTAACGCTCGAATTGATTTTTGAGGCAACGGCGTAAATGGCATTCACTGAAAAATATGTGACCAACGCAGGAGCGGGAACCGCAGACGGGTCTTCGCTCGCAAATGCTTGGTCATGGGTCACGATGCTGACGAGTTTGTCGGCGGGTCAGCGGGCGAACGTTCAAGGGGCGATCACGCGGACGACGAATAGCGACACTTTCACGAACAATGCAACGACTGCGAATCCGATGTCGATTCGCGGAATCAATTCCGCGCTTGATGACCTGGAGGCAAACGGAAGAACTCGTGGCGGTTCTTTGGTGACAACTAATTTTCCAACAATCACCTACACGACCGGAAAATTGACCCTTCCGTCTAACTGCATTTGTGAACATATCAGCTTAACGTCAGCTATTTCCGGAACAAGCCTTGTTGGAAACGCTTCGATGGTGGTGCGGCGTTGCGTCATCGCCAACACCCATGCAACGAGCGCATCCGCAATCGCAATCACTATAGGAACGGGGGTGTTAATAGACTGTGACATATCGTGTGTAAGCAGTAGCTCATCAGCGAAGGCAATTCAATCAAACGCGGCTGGTTTGATCTATCTGTGCAAAATAACCGGCAATACAAGCGGTGGTGGTTGTGTTGATCTAAGTGGAGCAAGCGGGCGAGTCATCGCGTGTGTTTTGCAAGATGCAGGATTTGGGGTGACATCGTCTGGCGCAAGCACCGGGCTGAATGCTGTTTTTGGATGCTCTTTCAGAAACATCACAAACAATTATCTCAAGACAACCGCAACAACTGGTTCGTTTCATTGCATTGCCAATAATGTTGCGTGGGGAAGCGGTGGCTCTTCGCAGTGGTATAGCGCCAACGGGACAGTGAGTTCCAACAATCAGTTTAATAACTTCATCGGCAATATGGGCGTTTCTGATGCGGATCTCGGTAACTGGATAAACCGCTACGGAGTGACGCTCACCGCGGACCCATTCACGTCGTCAACCGACCTGACACTCAACAATACGTCAGGTGGCGGTGCGTTGGTGCGTGGGGCTGGTCATCCGGCTTATCTCGATGGCGGGGCTTGGCAGCATCAAGACGCAGGCGGCGGTGGCGGTGGAGCCGGAACGGTTCTCGGAACTTCAATGATACGGGGGATTGATTAAATGTCAGTCAGGTCTGGCCAAAGCATTACCAAGAAGTTCACGACATCGGTTTTTTCAACAGGTGCCGCCTCGAATGCAGACTCACTGCCAACAGGTACGCTGTATGTGAATGGCGTTGCTGATGCGGCGACCGTGACGGTCACGAACGTGGCAACGGGATCATACAAAGCACAGGTGACGCTTCCGACGTTGGCGGTTGGCGATGTCGTCGATCTTGAGATTTCAGCGACAGTGAGCAGCGTTGCTGCGAAGGGTGTGATCTGGACTGACACTAAGGATATGGTGATTGACTCGTCTGGCCTGGTTGATTCAACGACGGTGAAGGCTGGTCCATCAGGGGCAGCTACTGCCCAAACGGCTCGTGATCTTGGTGCGAGCGTGTTGTTGTCGGTCGGCACTGGCACAGGGCAGGTCAACCTTTCGAGTGGTAAGGTTCCGGCGACGCTGGCGGCTTCCGATGTCACCGGCAATGTTGCGGCAGATTTGCAGACTATCAAAACGCAGACCGTGACTTGCGCGGCTGGCGTAACTGTCGGTGTGTACGTAGGCGGGACGGCGGCAGCGGCAACGGCAACGGCACTGTCCACATTGCAGACAACGGCAAACACGATCAACTCGGCGACCGGAACGTATCTCGATGCGACAATCAGCAGCCGAGGAACCTCGACGCTCACTCAGGCTCAGGTCACTGGTGGGGCGTATGCTCTAAATTCGTCGTCGTTTGCGTTCAACGCGGCAATGGACTTCACGACCACACAGAAAGCGGCAACGCTGGCCCGCGTTACACTGGTGGATACAACGACGACCAACACAGACATGCGAGGCACGGATAACGCGGCACTGGCGGCGACGGCGCTTTCAACGGCAACGTGGACAGGGACGCTCGCAACGAATCTCGGAACTCTGGCTGGCCATGACCCCGGATCAACGCTGGCGTCTGCGTCTGCTGTGTCAGCGTTGCAGACAACGGCGAACGCAATCAATTCCACTGTCACGCTGAATTCCGATACAGCGGGAACAACAACTTTGCTTGGTCGATTAACTTCGGCTCGTGGTGGGTATCTCGATAATCTGAATGTGGGCGGCAATGTCTCGTCTCATGCCGATATCGTGAACTTCACGCAGTCGATGCCGAACGCCTTGGTTGTGACGTCGCTTGTTTATCCAGTCGAAGGAACAGACACCGCTTACCCATTGACTCTGTACATCTGGAATGAAAACGGACAACTACAGGATGCTGACGGCGGGATAATCACGAGCACGATCACCAATGCAGTCGGCACCGACCGCAGCGCGCATTTCAGCGGATGGACTCATGGATCAACCGGAACTTACACGGCAACATATACCGTGGCCAGCAATGCAACGCTTGAGCCGCTCGTCATGAAGTTCGCTGGAACGACAACGACAAATTCCGTGGCGTCCAATTTCGTGGCAGTGACTCAGCCACAGGTTAATGCTAATGGATCGGTTTCTTTTAGTTCTACCGACCGAACAAATCTGACGGCGATCTACAACAAGTTGCCTGCGAACAACATTGCTGACGAGACCACACTGACTGACCTCTCTGGCCGAGTCGTCAATAACGGGCGAGGCGTGCAAGCAGAGTTGATGGGAATCAACGGGCATGACGTGGCGGTAGATACCGGCACTGCTGGTGTCGTCTCGTTCGTGAGTGGTGACTATGTGATGCCGCAAGGAACTACGGTCCAAGCGAACGTCACGCAAATCAATGGGGAAACAGCAGCAGAGGACGGCAATGGGCATCTGCGAGTCGAGGTGTCTAAGTGGAACAGCCAACCCGTATTGAACTCCGATAGCACTGGGTTGCCGGTCGTAGCAACCGCTGCATTCCAAGACGCAGGTAGCAATGAATCGGCAGTGACGCTGACTGGCGGTAAACCGGTAGTTGCTGATGTGACCCTGAATGCGGCCCAGCCGAACGACATCACGTTTACGGGGTCGGTCGTTGTGTCGCCGAGCGCCACGAACGCCACGGCATTAAGGCTGGTTGGCAACGGGGCTGGACCTGCATTGGATATGCACTCCGATAGCGGCCACTGCGTGCTGATGTATGCTGGCCAAAACGGGTTCGACATCTTTGCTCAGCAGAACGCGATCTACGCTCAGTCTGTCAGTTCTGACGCGGTTGTCCTTTATGCGGGACATGATTCAAGCGGCCTGCATATATGGGGCGGTCAGTCAACAGGATCGGCAGTGACGTTGCAGACGAACGGCGCTGGCTGTGGTCTCGACATCCTCTCTGGTGGTGAAGGGTGGGCTGCTCACGTTCACGGATTGAAAATTGACGGTGCCGTGAACCTCGAAGCTGGACTAAACATCACGCAGTCAATCGCCGATACTGCGGCGGTTTCAATCACCGGAAATGGGACTGGCGAAGGCGTTCATATTTCCGCTGGCCAGTATGGTGACGGACTTAAGATTGCCAGTGGTTCGACGTCAGGGCGAGGTATTTATGCCACGTCTGCGACGTCTGACGGTGCGTTCCTGGAGTCGCAGGCAGGCGGCTGCGGATTAGTAGTTGGCGGTAGCTACGGGCTGGTCGCGTATTCCAGCGGAACAAATCCCGGCTTTGGCATCTATGGCGGCACAGGATCGCCCGCGCTAGATATTTCTGCAAGCGGAGACAATGAGGGTGTTAAGATTGTTGGGTCAGGAACTGGAAAAGGCTTGTCTATTCAGGGTGCCGTTGGTGTTTGGATCAACGGTGTGTCGAGTGACGGTATTCAGATTGGTTCGGACACCTCCTACGATATCCATCTCGCGAACTCACTGAAGATTGATGGCGGAATGAGCATCGGCAACAGTCTTGTGGTCAATGATCAAATCAGCGTTGACGGCGATAGCGTCACAGGCATGTTGGCGAATCTGTCGAGTCGATTGCCGGACACACTCACAGAGGCAGGTAACATCAAAGCCGATGCAATCAAGGTCAACGGCCAAACGCCGGTCGGACTCCCCACGCTGACGTTCTTCTCTGTGGGGTAACACATGCCAGCACTCATTTGGACACTCGACACGCTTGCTAAGCAAGCTGGCCTTGCCACCAAGGGGGCTGTTGAGGAACTCCGCAAGCGTGCGCCGGAAATGGCGATGGCGGTTGGCGTTTCCGTACTGGCCAATGTGCAGGAAGCGTATCGGGCGAAGGCACGCAAGCAATCGTCTGAGGATGGAATTGTCTGGCGGGATTTGTCGCGAGCGACACTTGAAGCGAGGGTGCGACGGCGGGCGGCTGCGCGTGCGATCGTGGAGCAACGTCGCAAGAAAGCCGACGACATCAAGCGACGAATTGCAGACCCGGAGCGATTCAAAAATCACATCACGCGGCAAGGGAAAAAGATTCGCGGTGATGACGCGATTGAGCAACTCCAACGCGAACGAAAAGACCTGTCCGCCAAGCTGCAAGGCTTGATTGATCACGAAGAATCCTCAGCCGAAATCGGCGTTGATACTGGCCTGCAAATCAACTCTGCAAGCCCCGGCTTTACTGATCCGAACAGCGGCGAGAACAGTTGGTCAAGAACTCCTTCCGATAGTCTTGGCGCTAACCTGTTTATCGTTAATGCGGGCACGGTGACAATCGGCTATAATCGCACCTATAGCGCGGCGTTCGATGCTGAGCGTCAAATACTACCGACAGACATGCCCGACCCGTGGCGAATCGAGGCCGAAACAGCGGGCCGCGATTGGGCTGATATCGTACTGAAAGACTGGTTGCAATAAATGGCTAATCGTGTCGATATTCAAGTTGGTGTTGACGATCAAACGCAAGCGGGCAACGCCAGTGTTGTGGCCGGTGCGGAGTCCACAAAACAGACGCTTGACCAAAAGCATCAAGAGATGCTGGCGCAACAACGTGCGATTGAAGAGAAGTTCGCACGTGACAACGCGGCAATCTTTCTCGATATTCAACATGAGAAGTTCGCGAAAACGGCGGCTGAGTTTGAGCAACTCCAGCAACGCCACAAAGCCGCCGAAGCGAAGTTTCTCGACAACGCGACCAAGCCGCTAACGCCAGGGCAACAACAAGCGGCGGAAGCGGCTCAAGCAATCATTCGCGACACGCCTCCGCCGGTTGTGCAAAAGGTTGTCAATGATGTTCAGCCGATTGACACGGCAGCAGTGCCGCCCGTTGACGACACCGCGCGGCAAGCGGCACTGAAGCAAGCCGATGCGCTTACGGCAAAGCTCGCGAAATCAACCGAGATTCTTCACGAGGCGATGCGATCGCTTGCGGCTGATCACGCGAAAGGATTCAGCGAATCTGAACTCGCGATGCTGAAGCGGATCGAAGACGTGCTTCGTAAGGATCAAGTCGCGGCGCTCCAGTTTGCAGACTCATTACGTGACGCGGCGGACATCAATCCGAACGCGGCACCGCTCGGTTTGATTGCCGACAACATCACGAAAGACGTTCTGCGCGGCTCGAATGCGGTCGAGATACTTGAAGCCAAAATCAAAGAGATTGACGCCGTCAAAGCGACCGCGACTATCGAAGCGGCTGGCGTTGAAAAGACGCTTAGCGAATTTCGCAAGGTATCAGAAGAGGCTGTCACGGCGGCAACGAAAGCGACTGAGTTTTGGGCATCAGCCGACAATAACGATCATCTAGCAAGCAAGGCGCGCGAGGCCGCTGAAGCGATCCGCAAGACGGGAAACAATTCCGAGGCGGCACGATCGCAAATCGCCAGCCTGCTTGCTCAGGCAGACGGATTTGATTCCGTGGCGGCTGATTTTCGGCATCTTGCGACCGAGGAAGAGAACGTTGCCCGTTCCGCTCTTCGTGCTGCTCATGAATTTGGATATCTGGCAAACCAAGAGGGACAGGCTGGCCAAGAGGCTCAGCGGCTCATTAAGGCGAATCAACAATCAGTGGCCAGCTTAGATGCCGTCGGTGCGGCGGCGCATCGCGCCGGATCGGCGATGAATACGGCTGGTGGTCAGATCAATAAGGCGGGCGGGCTATCCGGCCAAGGTATAATGCAGCTTGCTTATGCCGCCGACGACCTACAGTATGGCCTACGCGGGATCGTGAACAACATCCCTGGGCTTTTGCAATCGCTGGGACTCGGCGCTGGTCTTGCTGGCGTTGTTTCTATTCTGGCAGTGGGACTGAATCAACTTGAGCAACGTTTCGGCGTTTTCGCAAAGATGGGGGATTACTTTTTTGCTGCAACAGCGGAAGCAAAACAGCTTGCCGATCAGATTGAAAAAGTAGCGGAACGAAAGAAAGCCTTTGAGTCGTTAGATGATGCCGATGCCGCGAGAGCGGTCAGCAAACAGCAGCAACATTTGAAAGAAATCACATCGCTATCTGAGATCAAAAAACTCATTAGCGATATTGAGTTCGATATCGAAAACGGCGGAAAGAACATTGGCAACTTTGTGCCGAAGGAAGCAATTGCGGATGGGGCCGATCCGGAACGATTAAAGAAGAACCGCGAAAAGGAAATCGAGGTACTGAAGGCAGCGCAGGCGCAGGTTGATTCAATCGTTGCAAAAAATAAAGCAACCGCATTGGCTGAACAAATCCAATATGAGGAACAACATCGAAAACGGCTCAGAACTATCGCGGAAATTCAGGATGCCGAGCGAGAGCTTGCTGAAGCGCGACAACGATTGCAGGTCATGCAACGATCGGCACCTAAACAAGAGGCGGAACTTGACCGCGAAAAAAAACGCATCGCAGATGATCGACGTCAAGTGGAACAAGATCACAAAAACCTAATTACTGAAAACGTACAAGCGGTTGATATATCGCTCACGAAGCAACGTGAGCAAAACACCGAATTTCGCAGGCAGGCTGGTTTGCTCCAAGAGATTCTGTCAATCGAGCAAGAGCGATCACGTATCACAAAAGGAACCGATGACCCGCAAGCTGAGCAAGATCGCCGTAATGCAGAACTCAACCGTGAGAGGCTCAACGAACACGCCAATCGAGCGGTTGAGGTCGCGAAGTTTGTCGCTGATGCTGCGCAATCAAACACGGCCTTGACAGACGAGCAAAAGAAGAAAGCTCGCGATGATTACAACGCAGCCGTGATGACACAAATCGAGACCGAGGCTGCCACGCGACGACAATCAATCGCTGAGCAAGAAGCATTGCAAAAATCGCAGGCAGAGAAACTGGCCAGCCTTGATCAACGGTTGATGGACGACAAGCAAGCCGCACTGAGTGAAGCTAAAAAACGTGAACAAATCGCGAGAGACGCGGACGCTAAGGCCGACGCTGGAGTAACCGCTAAAGACGTGGCAGCACGCAAGGAGACACAGGCAGCATGGCAGGCAGCCACGCAAGAGCGGCTGAAGGCAGAAGCTGACTTGCAAAAACAGGCGATTGAGAATCGGACGCGACAACAGCGGCAAGCGGTGGAAGATGTCGAGCGATTACGACAATTGCGAATCACGGCAGAACAAGCGGTCGGTAAAGCTCGCGAGAAAGCATTGCTCGACGCTGACGCAGTTGAAAAGCGGCTCGCGGAACAAAAAGAGGCCGACAGAATCGCGAGGCTTCAAGCAGCGCTCAAAGCTGACCCTCGCATGGCAGCGATTGGCGAAAAACTTGTCGAGAACGTGAAGCCAAAGGACATCGAGCGAAACGCCGCAAGGCAGGTCCAAGACGACGCAGAAAAGAATTTTCGCGATGCCGAGAAGAAAGCCGGGCGTGACGTGAAGCCCGAAGACGTCAAAGACGTTCGGCGGAATGCGTTTGATAAATTCCAGCAAGACAAACAACGCGGCGAAGCTGGCGGGCAACTTGCAGACGCCAGGAACCGCATTGCGCAGCGTGCTGTTGATGATGCCGAACGCCGTGGCCAAATTGATCCACAGGCCGCGCAGGCATTGCGGTTAATGGCTCAGCAGAAAGCGGACGCCGACCGCGAGAAAGCAGATGCCGAGAAGCGGCTTAATGACCTTAATCCGCCTCGTGATGCCGCCGAGGTGGCGCAACGTCGTCGCGATGCCGCACGGGCCAAGCAGCAAGATGTAGAGAACCGAAAAGCTGACCGACAAGCGGAAGGCGACGCGAACCGAAGGCAACACCAAGATCGGGACGCGATCGACTTCCGTAAAGCGAAAGAAAAACTTGAGCAACCAGCCAAGCCGGTTGAAATCGAGCCAGAAGCCGACCCGATTGACGCCGAAGACAAAGCCATTCAGTACGCGGAGCAAAACGATATTCCGCTGCCAAATAACGGCAAAGAGATGGCGGCTTTAATTCACAGGATGCGTAAGGCTGAGCAAGAAATTGCCGAGATTCGTAGGCGTCCTGTCGGCCCGAAATTGCCGAAACCGTTGCAACCGCTGTTCGACGACAATCAACCGTTGGTTCGCAAGCGTGAACCGGTGTTGTTCGGTGAAGACAATCAACCCGACCCGCAACCACAGCAACCCGAAGCACTCAACGGAGCCGGTGGCTGTGATACGATCGCAATGCCGGTCGAGATCGACGACGCGGACGCAAAAGCGGAGCTTGATGACCTGACGAAACCTCGTGAAGTTGTTGTTACGGCTAGAACTGAGAAGCGGGCCGAGATCACTGGCCAGCAAGATGTTGATCGTGTAGCGGATACTAAACGGACGCCGAGCGGACAAGACCCCTCGGCGGCAGCACTGAAAAACGCAGAGTCCGCGATGGCCAAAATGGCTAACGCTCAGGCACAAGCGAACGCGGAAGTTGTCGCAGCGCTGGGATCGCTCACGAAGCTAGTCACCGACCAAGCGAATCGGCATGTTGCACTGCATGACGTAGTGGCTCAGATCACAGGTCATATCAATAACACGGCAGCGCAGTTCGCACGAGAAGATAATTCTGCTAGACTGCGCGCCATTAGTTCGGCTGGGGTATAAGTGGTTCTGTATGGGTTCAAAACAACCGTTGCCACGCAATTCAGACAGACCTCCGATGCCTCCGCCTCCTTGGTCTCCGCCGAAACGATAAGGGGATAACATGAAGTACAGAAGCAAGACAGTCATCGTTGAAGCAAACCGCTTCGAGCATCCAGCAACATCGCCAATTGGTGTGCGAACGCGAGAAGACGGGACCGCATACGTCGTCACGATCCAAGGGCAAGAGGTGGACGTGAATTCTGGCGAGTACGTCATTCTTGAAGACCCTCCCGGCGACGGAACGCGAGCTTACCCGTGTGCTGCCGACGTTTTCGAGAGGCGATACGAACCGGCAGCAAACTGATTTTTTGAATAACACAACCACACAACATCTCAGGGGCACTGAGATGCCAACTTGTCTATTCCGTATCTCGATCGCTGGGATGGTTCTGCTTGGCAGTCGATCGACATTGACGCCGCTGGCATTTGCGACATTGTCTTGAAAACGTCGATGACGAACCCGCACACGCTGACGTTCTCGGCTCAGGTGCCGCAGCACATCATCAGCGGTTCAACGATCGGTAACGTGGCTGATCACGTACTGATTCGGCTACGCGCCGACGATTACGCGAGTGGCGTCGATCCGTTGTTTGAAGGGATCGTGCATATCGAACCCGGCAGCGATTCGATCGGTGTGAAGTTCACCGCGATTGATCCCACTGGCTACACCAACTTCCCGCTAATGTCATATGGCTGGGAACTCAGTGGTGGCTTGCCGGTTCCTGTCACGGGCGGGCGACCATTCTTTGCGGTCAATTGCTGGGTGGATAATGATCAAGACTGGATATGGCAAGCCGATTACGGCCTGACGGTCGGCAAGATCATTAAATTGATGCTCGACTACCAGACTGTGGCGCTGCGGTCTGAATACAGTTGCAACTATGGTGACGTGCCGTATGTCATCGGCGACTTGAACGCCCTCACAACGATCCCGCAAGAGAAGTTCGTCTGTGAATCTGAGGGCGTTCGTTCCGCGATTCAAAGACTCTTGAGGCAATACTACCCAACGCATCGGCTAGTATGGGAGCCGGGAACACGCTACTGGCGGATCGTCAATCTGAAGTCGGCAACCGAAGTCGACTTGACGTTGAACGATCCGACCGCGACGGACGTTGTGTTATCGTTTCAATTGCATCGGTCGGTTGAGGATCGCTACACGGCTGTTGAAATCTATGGTCCGCCAGTTGCGATTCAATGGGATGAATACCACGCTCACCCGACAATCTCGACCACACTGGCCAGTAGTGCTTCCGCCGGTGCCACAACACTGAGCGTCACGTCCGCAACCGGCTTCACTGATCCCGGCTTCGCAATCTGTGACGGCGAGGTTATCGAGATCACGGGCATCAGCGGCACAACACTGACCGTGGTTGCAACACAGTACGCGCACGCAAGCGGAGCGACGATCTATCCCGGTGCCGAATGCACGCTGTTGAACGGCGGACTCACGGACATATCGACGGGGCCGGTTCTGGAGTCCTGGGGTGCGGGCGTGCTCGTTTACGGCAAGAACCGATACCAAGTCACTGATACCAACAAACGGCGGATTCTCCCGCTTATGAAAGACCCGTACACCGCGCCGAACGTGGACGCGATATCGGGTTCACCGAGTACCGGCTACACGATCCATAGCACAGGTTACGAAACGACCTATCAACCTTGTTTTCTAGCACGCTGGCCACATAACAACATGGGCGACGGTCGGTGGCAGACCGTGCGTGGGGCGTCTTTCGACTATCGTGATGGCGTTATCTATTGGCCGGATGGCGTCTACGCCAATCGCTACAACCCAAACCCGCCACTTGTGGGCGGACTCACGGGGCCGCATAGCGAAGTGCCCGATGACGTGAAGTTGATTTATTGCACGCCTGGAAATCCGTTGATGGTCCGCTATCCGTCAAGCGGCTACAGCGGGACCGCATACAGCGTGGCTAACATCAGCAAGACAAAACGCATCAACGATGAGTTGCTTTCGCTCGAATACATGCGGAATCCGTCACTGTCAGGACAGATGACAACTATCACGGCCAGCACTTCTATCGGCGCGACGTCGTTCGCTGTCACAAGTTCAATCGGCTTCCCGGCAACGCCATTCACGGCATTGATTGGCAGCGAAACGCTAACGGTGACAGGCATTAGCGGTTTGACATGGACAACATCGGCAGCAACAGCAACGCATACCGCAGGCGATGCTATATCGTGGGGCTTAGACCGTGTTGCGCAATATACGGCACTGGCCACTAACCTTCACGCTCAACTGTGTGATATTATCTTCGCGGGCGGGTGTAATATCTCAGGGATGAAATGGGACTATCTGTTTCTCTCGAAGCGAATCAACATCGAAGCTGTTGACGCTGACGGAGCAACGCTCACAACGGGCTGGGAATCCGCCGGGGCATGGCTCACGGAAACGGAATACAACTTCACCGATCAGACGACAACGCTCGTTATGAGTTCCGATCAATTGCAGATCATGGGGCAAGATGTTGACGCACTCAAGAAAGCATTGAAGATCAAGCCGTTGGTGCCGACTTATCGCACGACGTCATTCGTGGAATTCACGCCAAGGAGTTTGCCAGACGCGGCGAGAGCGCACGGCCTGACCGATCAACAACAAGCGTTGCTTGGTCGAGATTTCGCGAGTGGAACACGGACCACATTCGTCGGCTACTTCGATCCCCAAACAGGGGAGCGTCAAGGCTAATGTACAACATCACTGGACTAACTCAACAGCAACGCATGGAACGCCTGGAGCATGGCTTCGCGGCACTCAAGCGAGATGTCTTCAACGCGATATCAACGGCACCACGGGCCGAATCGAGCGGTCAAGCGTTGTTGCAAAAGAAGCCGGGGCCGACAAGTTCCACAACCTCAACCACGACAACGACTTCCAGCTCATCTTCGTCCAGCAGTTCATCTTCGTCCAGTTCCTCGTCGTCATCATCGTCGTCGTCCACAACCTCAACCACGACAACGACTTCCAGCTCATCTTCGTCCAGTAGTTCATCTTCGTCCAGTTCCTCGTCGTCATCATCGTCGTCGTCCACAACCTCAACCACGACAACGACTTCCAGCTCATCTTCGTCCAGCAGTTCATCTTCGTCCAGTTCCTCGTCTACGTCCAGCTCATCATCGACCTCCGGGGGTTGCTCCGGTGCATGTGATTGGACTTATTTTGCAGGCTTTTGGGCGATGATAAACGACACATGCTCTGGATGTACGCTTGCTTGCAGCATTACTTATGCGAATGGATCGGCGTTTGGCGATACTGACGACAAACTTTATAGCACGCTGACGGGAACCGTTGTCGCAACAGGAACGTTTATGGGTCAAACATACAACGGAACTTGCAGCAATAGTTAAACAAAACAGGGGAAGCAAGGATGCAACTCGGTAAAGCACATTTCAGAGAAGAGTTCGGCTTCTATCCGCCAAGCGATGGCGTGCTCCGTATCTATAACGGCATTGATCCGCACGACGAAACGGAAACAAAACCATACACCGGAAAACCGACGTTGGAGCAATACCGGCGTTCGTGGGCGATGCAATCCGCGCAACTAGACGGTTGCCGCTGTATTCACCGCAAGCCAAACGGAGAAATCAAGTGCAAGACCTGCGCATCGACACCAGAGGAGAAAGCTAACGGCGGGCGGATGATGCCGTTGTTTCAATGCCAGCATGGTTCGCAGGTTGGTTCACTATGCACAATCTTGCCCGTGACTCCAGCAGACGGGACGGAAGCTCCGATAGCGTGCTCGACATGCACGCTACGCCAACCACACAAGTTGCCGACGAAAAAATTGACAATCGGAATGGCGTCAGTGGATGATGCAATGCGGGTGCGATGGGTGGTGCGATCGCTGTTAATGTTTCACGCGGAGGTCATGGCCGACACCGAAATCATTATCGTCGATAATGGATCAGACGCGGAACAACGTAAACATCTCGACCACATCTCCGGACAGAATCCGGGCGTTGTTCGCGTTGTTGAATGCACGCAACGCGGAACATTCCCGCCCAAGGCGGCGGTATTCGATCACGCGGCGGGCGAGATTGTTATCGTAATTGACTCTCACGTCTTGATCGAACCGGGTGCGTTGTTCAGGCTCATTCAATGGTTTGCCGACAATCTCGATTTCGACGGGCTGGCCACGGCAAAACTGCTGAGCGATGGCGGCGAGGTGATGGCAACCGGCATGAAACCAACTTGGGGTAATGCCTTTGGCCAGTGGAGCATTGAACCGAACCCAAGCAACCTCGCTGCGATCCCGGTAGAGATGTGCGGTGCGTGGTTCTTCGCTTGTCGTCGATCGGCATGGCCAAGCGGCAAGATTCCGCAGGGCTTGCGAGGCTATGGCGGTGATGAATGGATTGGCCGGTTATTCAAATCGTTGGGACGCGAGGTTGTGTGTCTTCGCGACGTGAGCGGATGGCATGACTTTTGGAATCGAGGCGCGGCTTATTGTCCGCCAGAGATCACGGAACAGCACCGAGCCGACCGACTTCGTAATGATATGTTATGGATGAAGGCTTGTCGCGATACACATAATGTTGATAATGCGATTGAGTGTCATCTGCCATCGTTTGAATCTATCGCAGCCATTGCGAAAGAATTAAATATGGCAGTTGTGCCGGGGTCTGCGTGGTTGTCTGCGTAAGGAGTCAGGGATGACGATTGAAGAGTTATATCGTATCGCGTGCGAAACACCGTCAGACATTAATGAGCATTTGCCAACGCTGCGCAGGCTTGCGTCAAGGTGCGAAGAGGTTGTTGAGTTCGGGACGCGGGACGCGGTGAGTACGACAGCATTCGCCGCGAGCGGAGCTTATGTCCGGTCGTTCGACATCAATCCAGCGAGTGGTTATGCGGACAAACTACAGTCGAAAACTGTCACGTTTATGCAACGCGACACGCTCGCACTCATGTTCAAAGATCCTTTCGACATGCTTTTCATTGACACGCTACACACGTCCTATCAGGTTTTCGAGGAACTCTCGCAACATGCCGACAAGGTTCGCAAGTACCTCGTGTTCCACGATACAGAAACATTTGGAACTGTCGGCGAAGATGGCGGGCCAGGATTGCTAGACGGGATCAACCGGTGGCACGCGAAACACCCGGAATGGTCGATCGTGGAACGCTACGAAAACAACAACGGACTGATTGTCATGGAACGCATTGAGCCACAAAAGAAGCTCCGCATTGCCTGCATCTGCCCAAGCTATCGAAGACCTGAATGCCTGCAAACAACGCTGGCGCAGTTCCAAGCACAAGTCACGGAACACGAGACGCATTTGTTTATGCTAGAAGACAGCGGGTCATGGGATTCGCAAAATGGCGATAAATGGTCGATGCTATGCGTTCCGAAACGCTTCGCAACGTTCGGCCAGAAGTTCAACTACCTATGCCGCACTGCAAAAAACGCAGGCTATGACGCTGTCGTGATCCTTGAAGATGATGACGTATATTTACCGAACCACGTGGACGCACACGCAAAGGTTCTCGTAAATCACCGCTACAGTGTGCCGTCGCGAAAAGTTGTTGATTGTCACCGGAAGCATCCGGTTGGATTGCTCGAATGGTCCGACCTACGCGAAGAAATAAACCCGCTACCAACTGGCCTACATGGCTCGTGGGCGTTCCATCTCGACCTATGGGAAGAGGTTGGAGGCTATCCCGAAGAGGCAATGGATGGATTCGACTTGGAGTTCGGTCGGCGGTTAATGGAATGCGCCGGACCTCCCGGCGACTATTGCGAATTCACGACGCCGCAATATGGATACCGCTGGTCGTCGGCTCCGGGTAAGAACTGCCGCAACGCTTCGGCCTATAGCACGGCTGGCCAACTCTATTACGACCGAGCGGCGGAACAAGGTGATGCGACCGACCAACACGGACGCAAGCTCACGCCATTCATGGATGCGGGCGCGATGGAGTTTGCGCGATTGATGTGTGAGCACTATGAAACGAAGCCGTCTAAACCGGCGAAGCTCGAAGAACCGATCGAAACCGACGCTCTTTTCTTCTGGCTCGACAGCATGAAGAAATGCATTACATCTGGCCAGTATGCTTTGTTCGCGGTTGGCAGAAATCCTGACGGCACATTCACGCAATACCCGCTCAAGCAAGACTTCCCTGACGATATGCGAGTTTGGGCAATCGCGGAGATGCGGAAAGCGATGTGTGCCGCTTGAGCCTAAATCCTTGCCCAAAATTTGAAATGTGGCTGCAATCGAAAGAGCGTGAGTTGCTTCGCTTGCAAACAGATGTCGCGAGGTTTATTCAGCAACCGAGGCGGGAAAGTGCAGGGGAGGCGGTGTTATTTGATGGTCGCGATTTAACGCAACTCCCTTTTGATCCTGCGACTGGAATCAACGATTGGCCGATGTATAACGCGCCTCAGCAATGGCGGATACACATAGATTCATTGTTTCCTTTTTCAGATTATTTACCGGGCTCATCGCACGGAGGATATATCGGCTATGAATGCGGTGGAACATATGATGCTGTGTGGCAGTATTTTGAAGGCGAACACATCGCCGAGCGTGTTCCTTATGGTCCAAATGACTACCCTAGCGGAGTCGTTGCTCCGTCAGGTCTAGGAGGAACGTTCGTTGGCCACTGGCGAAGAACGGGATTCGCCCCCAATTGCGGTAGTGGGTACGACACTGCGGTTGTTGAACTCCTGATCTATCAGGGCTTAGAGATTGACGGAACGGAATACACAGCGAGGGTAAATTTTGGATGGATACACGGAGGAAATGTTGATGAATTAGCGTATGATAACGCATTGGGAATGATGGCATTCATAGATAAAGGGTTGCCTATGTGCCAAGATGTTTCATCTCCTGAAACAGATGGTGGCATGAGTCGAACTTATCGATTCTGTTCACGTAGAACGCTTCAGTTTCGCGGCAGTGACTCATTTCGGTGGTTTCCAGTATCGGGAGCAACGAGCGGTAGTTTGGTTTTTGCCCCAACTGCATCAGCGACGCCAATTTATTAACATAACACAAAATGCCAAAACTCATCACCAACAACATCACGCTGCTTCGCCGTTGGCTCAACGTGCCACGCACAGCAGAACAGTTACGGCAACTCACTGGACTGCCGTTACGCACGTTATTGCGGCTTCTCGATTCGCTACCACTCACTAAATCTGATATAAGAGGGCCGAACGATCGTATGGCGACGGGGTATTGCCTCTCATGAATGTCACTGTTAGGGGTAAACGCTGGAAGCTAGTCTTTGAACGCATCCGCGACGGTCTCAACTCCTGGGGCTTCTGTGATGCACCAACAACGCCCGGAAAGCATATCCGCATTGACTCCCGACTAAGTGGCCAGCATCGACTTGAAATCCTGTTGCATGAAATACTTCATGCCGCACATTGGGACGCCTCAGAAGAGTTAGTGCAAGAATTCGCGGAGGATGCCGCGAGGATACTCACAAAGCTCGGTTACACCAACGAAAGCACACAGGCCACGGATGGCGACTGTACTCGTGATCGGTGATACGCACTGCCCCGGAATGCGGAAAGGATACGTTGATTTTTTACAACGTATCGCGGATCGCTGGGGCGTAGATAAAGTTGTTCACATCGGCGACTTGGTCGATTGGGCATCAATCAGCTATCACGAGAAAAGCCCGCACATCAAAGGCACGATGGAAGAGTTCAAGCGGGCGCAGAAGCAAGTCGATCAACTCCATGCAGCGTTTCCGAAAGTCGATTGGATGATCGGCAATCACGACGCGCTGACGGAACGACAAGCCACGACGGCGGGCATACCAACAACGCTCCTGCGATCGTATGAAGAGGTTTGGGAAGTCGGCGGCTGGAAGGCACACCCACGCTTTAGCAAGCTCCCGATTGATGGCGTGCTGTACTCACACGGCGATTGCGGCAAAGGTGGACAAAACGCGGCGTTCCTGCAATGCAAAGATAATTTCCGATCAACGGTCGTCGGACATTTCCACAGCCAAGCGGGCGTGCGTTGGTGGGCGAATCCGGAGTTCCGGGTGTTCGGCCTATCGGTCGGTTGCGGAATTGATGCTGGCCAGTTGCAGTTCGACTATGGCAAGCGATTCGCAGCCAAGCCGGTTCTCGGTTGCGGTGTCGTGTGTGACGGAAAACAAGCGTATTTTGAGCCGTGGCTTCTGCAATCGAGGTAATCGTGAGCGACTTCAATTCCTACTGGCAATCACTGGTGGCCAGCAATCCATCACTGAGGTCTGCCGACCGGCTCAGCCTGTCGATTGAAGAGTTCAGGCGGATGCTGGCTAAGACTTGGAACGACGCGAAGAAAGTTCCGAGCGTCAATTGGATGGATGAACTTCTGAAAGGGGCGGGGCGATGATTTATCTGGCTGGACCTATGAGGTCAATTCCACTGTACAACTTCCCTGCGTTCGATACGTGCGCGGCTTACCTGCGCGGACATGGCTACAGCGTTATCAGTCCCGCTGAGCTCGACCGTGACCACGGATTTGATCCAACAGCGACCACAACGCCTGACGTTCGCGGGTGTATGCGGCGAGACGTTCTGGCCATCATCGACCAATGCGACACGATTGCGTTGATGCCCGGATGGGAGAACTCCAAAGGCTGCGCGGTTGAAGTCGCATTGGGCAAATTCTTGGGCCTGAAATTCATTGACGCCACAACCTGCAAGGAGCTTTCAATATGACACCCAAAGGCATCAACTACATTCACGCGGAAGCGGCAGACATCGCGGCAAGCCGACGAAAAAGTCACACCGTGACGCAACTCAACGACGACTACACCGCAACCGAAGCGCCGCAGATACGCACGACAACCGTGACGCACGACAAAGTCGAAAAGCCATCGAACCCGAAGGACGCTATCGGCATCGCGAAAGTGCCGCTGTCGTGCGTGCCAATGCCGGTCATGCAAGAGATTGGACTAGCCTTGATGGAAGGCGGGTTGAAGTACGGGCGGCACAACTGGCGTGCGATCGGCGTGCGGGCGAGCGTCTATTTCGACGCCACGATGAGACACCTTGCGCAATGGTGGGAGGGCGAGGATACGGATATTGAAAGCGGGCTGAGCCACGTCACGAAAGCAATCAGTTCGCTGACGGTGCTGCGTGACGCGATGATCCAAGGCAAATGCACTGACGACAGGCCAATCACAAGCGTGCCGTTTAACGCCGACAACAACAATCACGCGGCGAAATTGCTAGGCCGCTTTCCAAATCCAGTTCCGGCGTTCACGCAGATTTGATCAATTGCGTCTACTGTGCGGCTGACAGATAGTCGATTTCAGGTCGCTAACTTCGACGAAAACGTTGGCATTCCGGGAACATTTTTGAAAATTATCAAAATCGTTTATCCCAACGCCGACAACGATTTGCAACTGAATCAGTCGATTTTCTTTGGCGCTATCATTCAGCTTTAGCTTGTTTTTATTTTCGCCACTGGGTCTAATTCATCGTGTCAGACATGCGACTGAGACGCGACTGACCGCGAAACCGCGAAACAGGGAAAGGGGAAACAATCATGGGCGGAGTCATTAACGCCAATGAGGCGTATGAGCCAAAGGTGTTCTCGGCAATCACAGGGCTAGGCCGCGACGCAATCCGAATCGCGGAAGACAACGGCTTGCGAGCTAGCTGGGTGGGGAGTCGCAAATACTTCCTTGGATCAGAGTGGTTGCGATACCTCGGTGAGCAACTCGCGAAAGAGCCGCCGAACCGTGGCCAGCGAACCGCAACGCGACAGCCGAAAGCCTTCACGCAATCTGTCGCCATCAGCAACTAACAGGGAGCGAACGTATGAAGACTGTGACTGAATCAATTTACGACGGAAAATCGTGCATCGTCGCACTCGCTGACGTGCAGCACTGCGTCAAACTGAGATGCGGGCCGTATCCGCCGAGGATGACAGAATCTGAGCCAAACGGGCTGAGCGTCATCACGTCGAAGACTCGTTGGGACTTTGATGCTAACGATTGGGCGAATGCGATTTACATTCCAGAGACAGAAGCCAAGGCGTTTCTTGCGGCGTGGTGCCGATACCGTGGCGAGGTTGAGTCAGAATCTCTGATTGACCTCAGCGTCAGCAACTAACAGGGAGCGAACGTTATGGAAGACTTACGCCTCAAGACTTATTGGTCACACGTTGCCAGGGTCGTATCGAAACGCTCGCTACAGCGCGAACTCGAACGACACCGCAAACAGACTCAACGGAGGCTCGCAAAATGTTGTCGTCGCCTCAGTATGTGATTGACGCCGCTAACGATTATTTCCTCAATAACGATATCCGCCACAAACTTGCTTATCAGGAGCCAATTGATGCTTTTAGATTCTGTCATCCAGACGCCTGCGCAATTGAGTCAGCCGAATTGGCCAGAGTTCGCGATGAACAATGGCCGACAATGTCCGCAGCCGAGTGGGTTAAATACCGAGATGGCAAGCGTCGTCGAAACGATTCGCTTTCAAGCGGCGGAAATCGAGAAGCTCCGCAAAGAGAACAAGAGAATCCGGGGCTGCTTGCGATCGTTAGATGCTCAACTCAAGACTGAGAAGCTCCGCTCCGAGTCCCGACGTGCCGCGTTGCAAGACATGAAAGATTCAATGGCCTGCAACGCATAATCTTATCACCGCACTAAACCAAACAGCGTGACGTTGTAAAACACGCTGGCACGGATGCAAGTGTGCGGCTGATCCCCACGGCGCACGCTGTTTGGTTTCTGTTCTCTTTCCACACTAACGTTTCAAGCTCATTTCGCAAGGATGCGAGCATGACATTATGCAACCAAGCTAAAAAAACTTCTGGCTACGACTACCAACCAACTGACCTGCAACCAGGATCGGTCGAGAAGGTCAACCTGATGATTGAGCGGCTCGAAAACAACTGCCCGATCTTTCATCCGGGTGATCGCAACTCCAGGCGGCAACTCGGTGAACCACGTGGGCCAGTCTCAAGCGATCCATGCAGCACGAGCGCGGCAATCAGTGCCACGATCGCTGCTAACGCGTCTGGCAATACGCAAGACGACAGCGGCTATGAATACGACGGCTTCGAGTTCGATATGGGAGATGATGAGTAATGTTGCCGACCATCAATCCAGTCTATGAGGCCGAGAGGCACGATACTTTTCGGTTGCACGATACATCGCAACTGATAGTAGATCGCTCGAAACGCGGGCGTGTTGACCAGAACGATGAACTTGCGGTTGAGTTAATGGCAGAGTCAATCGACGTCTTTGGCCAGCAACAGCCGGTGGTTTGTAGTCGTAATAGTGCCGGAACGCTGACTCTACTGAGTGGCTTCACGAGGTTCGCCGCGATTGAGTTGCTCAATAAGACTCGTACCAACCTCGACAAGATTCCGTTGTGGGTCAGTGTCGTTAGTGAAAAGGTGCTCGATGCAAAGCAGGCATTCTTGCGAACCGTGATTGAGAACGTCCACCGACGACAAACAACACCGTTAGACGATGCGACCAATCAAGAGGTAATGCGATCCGTCCACAAGATGACATCTGCCGAGATCGGTAAGCATTACCGCATGAGCGACAGTCGAGTGCGGCAGTTATCACGACTGTTAAATCTTATTGAGCCGATCAAGAACCTCGTGGCCAAAGGCAAATTGAGTTCAACGGCTGCGGAGGAGCTTGGTTCGCTGGATGATGCTGGCCAATTGAATTGGCTGGAAAACGAGTGGCTCAAAACAGGCGACGTCGATCCGAAAGTCACGACCGCAGACGTTAAGGCAACCGTCGATAAGTCACGCAAAGAAGCGGGCGAGTCAGGCCGCACAATGACAATGGCGGCGCTGAAGAAGTGGTTCACGTCGGCAGTTACGTCAGAGGATTGCCCGGATTTATTCCGGGACTTTTGCGTCTCTTTCAGCCAGTTCATCAGCGGCGAGGCTGACGAGATTCATGTGTGGCATTGCGTTGATGCCATGTTGGGGGTTGAGAAGAAAAGAAGAAAGGCAGGCTGAGTATGCGTAGCGACTACACAGTGCTTAATGCGGGTGGCTTTGCGTTTCCGGTCACGAACGACGCCCGCAACAACGGGCAAGAAGGCATGTCTCTTCGCGATTACTTCGCCGCGAAGGCCATGCAGGGAGATTGGGCGGCGCAGAGTAGTGACGTTGGAGTGATCGGAAGTTCTATCACTGATGACACCCTGTTAGGCATGGCGGAAATGTACTACCGCATGGCTGACGCGATGATTGCCGCACGCAATAAATAACACTTACGCAACAGGCTCGCTATAGCCTTAACGAGTTCGCAAGTGTCTCGATTGCCGGAAAGCCGTGAGTACCGGGAAGTTCAGGTCCACATGAGCCTGGTGCGTGGCCAACGTGCCGCGAGATTTCCTACCGCAGGATGCAACGGGAGCCATACCACGGACGCATCAACTTTTGTTTCACTAACATTTAACGGAGTAACGAAAGATGTTCACATGCACTGAAGCGCAACAATGGCGCAATGCGATGCACGAGAAACGACGCAAGGTCCGCGAAGAGTCGCTCGCGGTGATTGACGAAGCGATCGCAGAGCTTGACGCACTGGATGATCTTAGCGCAGCGGCAATCGAGTCGCATTATTACGGCTTCCTCGAACGACTTAGTCAGCAACGACAACAACTCGAAACGCACACAGTAACAACACATCAAGCGGTTTAACTGATACACTCACGAACGCAATAACTAAGAAGGGGTATGTTATGTCTGAAAGTATTCTCGACCTCCTGTTTAATCCGAACGCTAAGAAGCGGGCGAGACGAACAGGGATTTACGGACCGGAAGGGATCGGCAAGTCATCACTGGGCGCGAAGTGGCCAAACCCTGTTTTCCTGCCAACCGAAGACGGTTTGCGAGATATTGAGGGAGTGCAATCGTTCCCGATGATTTCCGAGATAGGCGATATGCGAAACGGTTGCCGAATCGGCAGCGGGTTGTCGCTCGCGGAATTGATCGGCGGAATGGCGTCGCAACAGACGTTGCCATTCCAAACGTTAGTTGTTGATACGATCGACGGGCTGCACAAGAAGGTCGAAGCCCACGTACATCAACGATATTCAGACGCAGACCGTGGCTACGGGAAAGACGTCGGGCTGATGTGCGACGTCTGGCAAACGATCCTGAACGCGCTTGAGTGGCTCAACATCAACCGCAATCTTGAGATCGTGTTGTTGTCGCACTATCAGATCGAAAAGTTTCAAGACCCGCTTGGCGAGTCTTACAACTACTACAGTCCGCGATTGCAGGCCAAGTCTTCGGCACTCATTCGCGATTGGTGTGACGAGTTTCTCTTCTTCAACTATCACACGATGGTTATTCAGAAAGACGAGGGCTTCAACCGCCAGCGGGGCGTTGCGGTGGAGTCAGGTAATCGCAGTTTGTTCACGGTGAAGAAACCGGGCTACGTAGCGAAGTCTCGAATCCGAAACTTGCCCGAAGAAATCCCGGTCTTGAAGACATCAACCTATCACGACCTGATTGGCCAGTATTTGCCACAGGCCGCGACAACTCCCGTTCTCTCAGTCGCCGGGTAACTGACGTTCTCTGTCGAGACGCACAGGCACCGGCTCAAGCTCCGAAAGGGCAACGTTATGGCAGCGTTAGATTTTGACACAAGCAAGGTTGTGAGCGACGTTATTCCGAAAGGGGAACAACGACTCGTGATCAGTAGCGTCGAACTGAAACCGACGAAAGCGAACGACGGGCTTCGGCTCAACTTGAAATTCACGGTATGCGGGGGACAGTACGCCAACCGATCGTTTTTTGAAGGCTTGAACATCAAGAACAAAAACGCGACTGCGCAGGCAATCAGCGAGAACTTGCTCAAGAAAATCTGTGAGGCGATCGGTGTTAGCAAGATCACGGACTCAAACCAGTTGCTAAACGGTCCTGGTGGCCAAATCAGCAAGCCGTTCATGGGATACATCGATATCCGCGAGACTGATGAAGGTTTGCAAAACGTCCTGAAAAAGCCGAAGGCGATCAGCGGCACCGCAATGCCGACGCCTCCTGTCAACACGCTGGCCAATGAGTCAGTTCCACCAGTTGCGGCAGCCGAATCGGCACCGTGGGCAACGGCTTAGTTCAAGTGAGTCGGTAGTGTAATTGGTATCACGGAAGCGACAGCTTCCAATGCGGGTTCGACTCCCGCCCGATTCAATTTCGCAGGCAGTGTGCAGCCAACCCCGTAGGTTATGACCTTTCGCACCGGACGAGGCTGTTACCACGCACTGCCTGCGAATCTCTCACAAACGCAAACGACTATCGCGACGAATGGCGATGTCCCAACTCCGCGACTAGGCCGGTCAACGACGGCAGCACAGTTGCGAGATGTCGTTTGCGTTTTCTTTCTTCCCCTCTTTCTCAGGAATCCCCGCGATGGAACGCGAACACGACACGCTCGACTGTGACGACAAACAGCGCCGAATGGTGGCCAGTGCCAGACGGCAACGGATGACGACAGTAAAAGACGAGGACGAACACTATGACGACGTTGCGAAAGCAAGAGAGGAGGTGGAGTGATGCAAGCAACAATTCCTCCCCCGATGTATTCAGTGGATAAATACAAACTCAACACGCTGGGTGTTATGGAGTGCCGCACAATCACAGTTCCAGAAAACCAAAGCGTTCGCAAAGTTCAGCAAACGCTTGCGGCGTGTTGCCGCAAGCCATCGCTGAAGCAAGCGGGCAAACGATTCACGACACGGACAAACGGCAACACGGTTAGCGTTTGGAGGATTGAATAAATGCAGTCGCTACCGTTCGGCTCCGAGCAATCAGCAATCACGCTGAGGTACTACCAAGAGGAAGCGGCTAACGCATTATGGGCCGGTATGCGTACCGAATCGCCGTGTGTGGTTTTACCAACCGGTGCGGGGAAGTCTCTCGTGATAGCGGCAGTGCTCCGCAAAGTCTTAGCGTTCGGCGGGCGTGCGATGGTGTTACAGCCGTCGAAGGAATTGATTCAACAGAACGCAGACGAGTGCCGCGCCTTGATGCCGGGCGTTGATGTCGGGCTGTACTCCGCAGGACTCGGCAAGCGGCATACCGACCAAGATGTTGTATTCGCGGGCATTCAGTCCTGTTTCGATAAGTCGCATTTGTTTGGACGTCGAGATGTTTGCTTAATTGACGAATGTTTTACGGGTGACACACCAATCGCAACTCCGTCAGGCAATAAATGTCTTGAATTCGTTCGCGTAGGTGATGTAGTATATAACGCTAGTGGTGTTGGTGTTGTTGATGCCATAAGTGTTTCAGTAAAACAACCTATTACGATTGGATTAAGCAATGGACTGCGTCTCAAATGTACCTCAAATCATCCAGTCTTTACCGCAAGAGGGTGGGTTGCCGCTGGTTCCTTACACGTTGGCGAATATCTCGCTGATATCGAAACTGTGTCTGAAATGTGGCGAGATGTTTCATCCCAAGGCTTATCGCCGATCCCCAGAAAGTCCGGTGATGAAAATACAGGGACGAAGAACCTGGGAGCGAACGAGGTTTTGCTCGATTCGCTGCGCAAAGCTCCACGACAACCCAGCGAGCCGCCCGGAAGTCCGACAAAAGATCAGCGATACGCAAAAGCGGAAAGGGCACAAGCCGATCATTCAAGGCGGCAACGGAAAACCAACTCCCGTTCCAGTAACGCTACTGGCAGAAATCTTGGGGCCGGACTGGCAACTAGAGGTAGCGATACCGACGAAATTAAAGCCGAAGGACGGATATCCGCACTGCTACAAGCTCGACATCGGGAACCAAAAACTGAAGATTGGAATCGAAGTGGACGGAACGGGGCATGTGGGCAACCGGAAGCAGCAGGACATCAAGAAGGATGCTTTGTTGAGTTCGTTTGGCTGGAAGGTGATTCGCGTAACGAACAAGAAGGCACGCGAATTGTCTACAATCTGCAAGTCAGCGGACACCCTTCTTACTTTGCTGGCGGCGTGTTAGTTCACAATTGCCACCTCTTGCCGCCAGATGGCGAAGGCCGATTCCGTACATTCTTCCAAGGAATGAAATCTCTGTGCCCGCACATGGTTATCGGCGGACTCACGGCGACTCCATTCCGCACGGGAACCGGCGCACTGTGCGGACCTGAAAACTTGCTGACAAAAGTTTGCTACACGGCCAGCGTTAGTCGTTTGATGAGCGAAGGATATCTGTGCCAGATCGTCAATAAGCCGATGACGTCGGAGCTTGACACAAGCAGTCTCAAGATCGTGGCACGAACTCACGAGTTCGACGCGGGACAAGCAGAATCGCTGTTCGATACTGACGACAACGTTAACGCGGCAGTTGCTGAAATCATTGAAAAGGCCACGGGCCGAAAGTCAATCCTTGTGTTCTGTAGCGGCGTGAAACATGCCGAACATGTGGCAGATAGACTGGCCAGTTTGTCGGGCGAAGACGTTGGGCTGGTCACGGGCGGAACGTTAGCAATTGAACGATCCAACACACTGCAACGATTCAAGGGCGGCCAATTGCGATGGCTCGTCAACGTTGATGTTCTCACGACCGGATTCAACGCGAAGCAAATCGACTGCATTTGCGTTCTCCGCGCCACAGCATCACCGGGATTGTTCGCGCAGATCGTGGGGCGAGGCTTTCGAGTTCATCCTGATAAGCGAGATTGTGCGGTCCTAGATTTCGGCGAAAACGTTAAACGTCACGGCCCCATAGACTCTCCAACATACGGAATCCCACCAGAGAAACCCAAGAAGGAAACCGGCGGCGGTATGCCGACCAAGGAATGTCCCGCCTGCGGAGAAGCAATTCCGATCAGCGCTGTTGTTTGTCCGGAATGTCAATTCGCCTATCCCCCGAAACCAAAACACGAAGCCAACGCCGACACGACGTCAGCAATTCTTGAAAGCCAAGTCGAGCCGACAGAGTATCTGGTTGAGTCCGCGACGTTCAGCCGTCACGAAAAACGCAACGCGCCTGACGCTCCAAACACGCTTCGCATAGACTATGTATGCCAGTTAGCAGAAGGTGGCGGCAATCTGACAGTTAAGACAATTAGCGAATGGGTATGCCTAGACCATGATGGTTTTGCTCGGCGCAATGCTGACCAATGGTGGCGTGAACGATCGAAAGCCATGCTCGAAGAAGACCTTAACGAATCCCGAATTGATAGCGCTATTAGTTTCTGGAAACGCGGGGCCGTAGCGATTGCGAATCGTATTTGGGTGGTGCCGCAAGGCCGGTTCAACAAGATCATCAAGCAAGAGCTTGACGACGTTCCGGAAACATGGGCAGACGAACAGGAGGCGGTCGCGTTAGCGTATGACGAGAGCGGGTTTGATTACGCAGGGTTGCAGTTTGGGGCAGAGGTTCCGTTTTAACTCAAGGAGCGAGATTATGGTTATTGATTTGAAGGAAGTGTTACAAAAACATCTGGAGTGGTTGCGAGGAATTACGACGGGAATTCGGGCGAACTTATGCGATGCGGACTTACGCGGGGCCGACTTACGCGGGGCGAACTTACACGGGGCGAACTTACGCGGGGCGGACTTATGCGGGGCGAACTTACACGGGGCGAACTTACGCGGGGCGGACTTATGCGGGGCGAACTTACTCGATGCGGACTTACGCGGGGCGGACTTATGCGGGGCGGACTTATGCGGGGCGAACTTACTCGATGCGGACTTACTCGATGCGAACCTACGCGGGGCGGTAGGCGTGGAGCTGGCCATCGCGAAAACTCGCGTTGCACCGCGAGAGGGTTCCGTGATCGGTTGGAAAAAATGCAACGACGGCGTGATCGTCAAGCTGAAAGTACCAGAGGCCGCCAAGCGATCAAACGCATTTGGCCGGAAGTGTCGCGCTGAGTTCGTGGAGGTGCTGGAACTCTTTGGCGGCGAAGTCGGAATTAGTCAACACGACGGCAAGACAGAATATCGCGTCGGTGAAACGGTTCATTGCGATCAGTGGTGTGACGATTTCATGATTGAATGCACTGGAGGAATTCACTTCTTCGTGACCAGGGAAGAGGCTGAGGCGTATTAAGTGTTTAATACTATTGGCGGTGTGGATTTGTCGTTTTAACTCAAGGAAGGGGTAGTATTATGGTTGCGAGTGTTACTAATTGGTCGATTCACCACGGAGACTGCATTCCGCACATGGCGGAGGAAATGATTCCACACAGCGTAGATATGGCGGTCTTTTCTCCGCCGTTCCCGTCGCTATATGCCTACACGTCAAGCGAGGCGGACATCGGAAACACAGACACATGTGGCACAGAAGCGAAAGTGCATCTTTCGTTTTTTTACAAAGCGTTGGCACGCGTGCTGAAGCCAGGGCGAGTTGCTTGCGTCCACGTCTGCCAGATACCAAGGATGAAGCGATCAGGCGGAGTTGGCTTGTGTGACTTCAGGGGAATCAACATTCGGATCGGAGAACGGGCTGGGTTGATCTACGAATATGATTGGTGCATTCGCAAGAACCCACAGGCCCAAGCGATCAGGACACGGTCACGAGAGTTGCAGTTCGCGGGACTAGAATCAGATCGAGCGAAACAACGGGGAACAATCGCTGACTACATCATCAAGTTCCGTGCGCCGGGCGAGAACGCAACTCCGATTGATGCGTCTGGACAAGTGAGTCGCAATCAGTGGATTGATTGGGCGGAAGCGGCTTGGATGGATATTCGAGAAACAAACACGCTCAACGTGAGAGGCACGAAAGGCGAGGACGATACGAAGCACATCTGCCCTCTTCAGCTCGACGTGATTGAGCGGTGCATTCGCCTCTACAGCAATCCGGGCGAGCTAGTGTTCTCGCCGTTCACTGGCATCGGATCAGAGGGTTATATGGCTTTGAAGCTCGGGAGATGTTTCCACGGGTGCGAACTCAAAGATGAGTACGTGAAGACCGCCGAAAAGAACCTGCGCAGTGTCGCAGAGAACCAGACGAAAGCGAAAACACTATTTGACGACACTGAAAGCGAGGCCGTTCATGTTGCTTGATTTCAACACGTCTGCGATGGCGGACTATCGCAAGTTCCTGCGGCTGAAAAAAGTGCCGACGTACCAATGGAAGGGGACCACAGCCGTTGTTCCCGATGAATACGCGGAAGCGATCGGCGGCGAACAACATGCCGAGCGTCAGTGTGAGTGGTTGCCATCTGATTACCTATTCGACTACCAGCGCGACATCGTCGCAATGGCGATCCGGAAGCGGAAGTTTGCGGTTTTCGCGGAATGCGGACTCGGCAAGACTTCGATTTTATTGGAGGTCGCACAAGCAGCGGCTCAGGCGATGCCGGACAAGCTCGTCTTGATCGTGTCTCCGCTGATGGTCATTTCACAGACGTTAGCAGAAGCTAAACGTTTCTATCCTGACCTCGTCATCAATCAGATTCGGGCTGCTGAGCTGCAATCGTGGATGACTAACGAGAAAGGCATCGCGATTACGAACTATGAAGCGATCCGCGATGACATTGAAGTCGGAAATCTTGGCGGGCTGATGCTGGATGAATCGAGTTTACTTAAGAGCCATTACGGGGCATGGGGCACAAGACTGATCGAACTCGGCAAAGGACTGGAATGGAAGCTCGCATTGACCGGGACACCTGCGCCAAATGATCGAATTGAGTATGCGAATCATGCGGTGTTTTGCGATCACTTTCGGACTGTCAACGAATTTCTTGCCAGGTACTTTGTGAACCGTGGTGAGACTCAGAACCGCTGGGAGATCAAGCCGCACGCTATCGGGCCGTTCTATCGAGATCTGTCTCACTGGTGCCTGTTTCTCAGTAATCCAGCGGTCTACGGATGGAAAGACAACTGCGAAACAATTCCACCGATCAATATTCACATCGACCACATTGAATTGACGTGCGAGCAACGCAAGGAAGTTCAAAACATCACGGGCGGATTGTTCGTCAACGGCATCGGCGGCATTGGCCAGCGTGGCAAGTTGTCGCAACTCGCGAAGGGGCGGTCGAAAGGTGAAGACATCGCGACCGAGAAGCCGGAGTTCATTCGGAACCTCGTGGCGTCGTGGCCAAACGAATCAACGCTGATCTGGTGCCACTACAACGCCGAGCAGGAGTCGATGGAAAAAGTGTTTCCGAATGCCGCAACCATTAACGGCGACACTCCGATTGAAGAACGCCAGCGATTGATTGATGACTTCAAAACGGGTCGCGTCAAGGTCCTGATCAGCAAACCAAAAATCCTGGGTTTTGGGCTGAATCTCCAGATCGCAACTCGACAAGTATTCTCCGGTCTGCAAGACAGTTACGAGGAGTTTTGGCAAGCCGTGAAACGCTCCAACCGAATCGGATCAACTCGACCGCTCAATGTTCATATTCCGGTCACGGAAATCGAAGTTCCGATGATTCAGACAGTGCTTGAAAAGGCGAAACGTATTCAGTGTGACACTGAGCAGCAAGAACGGATGTTTAAGCAGATGTCATTAAGCAAATAACTAACGCGATAGAAAGAATCCGGACATGGACGTCCCGCCAGAATTAGCCTCGCTCCCGAATTGGGTGCGCTGGGATGAAAATAAAGTACCACTTCAGGCTGACGGTATTACGCGGGCGAGGTCGAACGACCCGACGACGTGGGCACGGTTTGACGACGTGAAGGCGTTCGACCGCATCGGTTTCATGTTCCGCAAAGAAGATGGATTGGTCGGCATCGACCTAGATGGGGCTATTGTCGGCAGCTCGTTAGCCGATTGGGCGCAAGAGATCGTCGAAGACTTCGCGAGTTACACAGAAATTTCGCCGAGCGGAACTGGTGTTCATATTTTTTGCAAAGGAGACTGGCCAGCGAATGGATGGCACAAAATTAAGATCGGCGAGAAGCCAACAAACGGATCGAAACAGCCTGGAGTCGAGGTCTACAATCATGAGCGGTATTTTACGTTCACTAGCAACCAAATCAGTGATTCGACTGCGTTACGTGTTGCCGGTGATGCACTCCAGCGACTATTTGCAAAACACCACAAGAAAAAGCAAACCGCAACAAGTTCTCCGAAAAGCTCACTGAGTTATCAGCACACAATCCAAACGCCGTTAGACGAACGGATCCGTTCCTATATGGCTCGGCTCGATGTTTCAATTAGTGGCCAGCATGGCCACGATCGCTTGCTATGGGCGGCGCGTTGCCTCGTGACTGGATTCAATCTGAGCGAAGCGGAGGCGGTGGGGTATCTCACAGAGTGGAACCTCAGTTGCCTTCCTCCTTGGCCAGAATCCGAAGTCGTTCGCAAAGTGAACCAAGCGGCAACCACACCATGCGATAAGCCGGAAGGATGGTTGCTGGTTGATAACCGTGAGAAGCAGCCAAGCAACGTCGATATCAGCGGATTATTGAGTCAGCCGAAAGTGATTGAGCCGATCAAGCCGGATCCGAAACAACTCGCGAACGTCTTTCCCGCTGATTGTCTCCGTCCGCCAGGACTGATTGGCGAGATCGTCGATTACACGCTGGCCACGGCTTACGACCCGCAGCCGGAACTCGCGTTGAGCGGCGCAATCGCGATGATGAGCCTACTCTGTGGTCAGAAGGTTGTTGATAAACGAAACACACGACCGAACGTTTACGTGATTGGAGTCGAGAAGACCAGCGCCGGTAAAGACGCGGCACGCATGACGAACAAGAAAATACTGACAGCGATTCAGAAAGAAGACCTGACCGAAGACAATGTCGGCTCAGACTCAGGACTCACGAAATACATTGCGGAAGTTCCGAATTGCTTACTTCAGATCGACGAAATTCATCACATGCTGGTATCGATGCGTAACACACAGACGCAACCGCACATGGTGGCGGTCGGGCGTGAGTTGCTAACGTTGTTTCCGGCATCGCAAACGTTCTATAAGACGAAATTGCTGGCCAGCACTAAGCGAGTCACGATCCGATACCCGAACGTTGTGCTGTATGGGACATGCACAACGAACGGATTTTGGGAGAACATCACACGAGAGTTGATCGAAGGGGGATTGCTGGGGCGGTGCATGGTATTCGAGGGCCGGGGCTACGTCGCCAGTCAGGAACCGAGCCAGCAATCAGTGCCGCAATCCATTCTCGACCAAGCGACGCATTGGCTAGACCTGAAGACGCATAGCGGCGACCTTGCCGGAACGGCTGGCCAAGCACATACACCGCTGATTGTGATGCACACGCTGGAGGCATGGGAACGATCGTCGGAACATCGAGACAATATCAATAAGAAGGTTATGGCGGGCGAAGACGACTTCCGTGCCGCTATCTGGAAGCGGACGGCAGAACGTACCAATAAGTTGGCACTGTTGTTTGCGTGCTCCAGGAGTGGCGGTCAACATGCTCCTTCGATTACACTAGACGACGTCAACCTAGCAATCAAAACATCTAACTGGCTCACGAACATGATGCTCGTGAAAGTTGGCCTATATGTCGCAGAGTCAGATTTCGAGAGAGATTGTTTGAGGGTGATACGTTTTGTTGAACAGCGGGGAATTGTGACGGGTTATGAAATGTTGCATTCCCCTAGTCCGCTGAAGAAATTGAAACCCAATGAAAGAAAAGACGTGCTCGCGACGCTCCAAGAATCCGGAAGCCTGTTCGTTGAGCCGCAAAACTCAAGCGGTGGGCGTCCCGGAGTGCTGTATTATTCGCGAGACCAATGGACCAAACGGCTGGCAGAGCAGTCGTTGTCGGTCTAGGACTAAAGTGGGCCTAAAGGGCCTAAAGTAATCGCGAAAAGACTTTAGGCCCGGCCTAAAGTCCACAAAAGGGCCTAAAGTCCAACAGTAGTTAAGTTCTTTAATAATAAGAGTTAATGATAATAAAAAAGACTTTAGTTCTTTAGTCCCTGTCTTGAGTGTCTCCTGTTTTTAGTAGTATGTTTTAGTGGTCTTACTAAGGAAAGAGAGATTATGTCTCCAGAGCAGAACGAACAAGCAAGGATTGATACGTTTGCGATTGCGGTTTTGACCTCCGATTGGGCAGAAGATATGACCTGTGATGAGGCGGCTACTTACGTGAGAGCAATGCTCGCCCTGAGTGATAGGATTGCACAGGAGCGACGCGGGGCATCAAACACGGAAGAAGTGTCAGACAGGTAGCTCAAGTGGCTTAAATCGCAAACAGGGAGGTTTGGTGATGAATTCACGAAACAAGGGTTGTCGGGGCGAGAGGGAGGCGGCAAAGGCATGGTCGGAGATTTTCGGCGTGCCGATGATCCGTGGCCAGCAACACGCTGGCGGGGCTGACTCGCCTGACATCAAAGGGCAGACGGGTGTTCACGTCGAAGTGAAGCGAGTCGAGAAGCTCAATCTTGAAAACGCTGTCGGGCAATCAATTGCGGAATCGGCGGTTGGCGAAATCCCAATCGTGCTGCACCGCAAGAATCGTAGCCAGTGGCTCGTCACGGTGCCGCTGGAGTGGTTACCCCTGTTGGCCAGTGTGCTGGAGACACAGCGACGCGAGAAAAGGGGGCAGAGATGAAAACGCTAACATTAATGCCGCTTGAGTTGCAGATGATCGAACGCGCGTTGAATTATGTGAAATGGTCAGACTGCGAACAACTACATAACAATCTGAAGAAACTACTAGAATACGGGCGAGAGAATCACGAGACGTGCGAAGTTGGCGTGATGCAATGGGTAGTTAATAAACAGAAAGGGGCATAACGTGATGAAAGACATCAAAGTCGGCCAGAAGTTTTTGAGTGGTGGGAGTGAAGTCGAAATTGTGTGCGTGACGCGAAGGCATGATCACTTTCCTGTTGTCGTGATCGGTTGCGCAACCGGTGATTTAAGCGTGTTCACGACTGAAGGAAAATACTTTTACGATCGTGATGACGTCCGTGACCTGCGACCGCTCCCCGCGACAATCACTGAGGGAGTCGAGTTCAGCGGGCCGGAGTACCGAGAAGAGTTCGAGCGGCTCGTGAAAGAGGGACGGCTGTTTCAGTTCAAAAACAAAACTACTGGCGATTGGTGCTCACGGAGCGACGACTCTGATTCTCTAACAAACAACGACACATACCGCCTCATCCCGCAGCACACCGACGCTGTCGGCAACGTGCTAAAGGTAGGGGATCGCGTGGAGTGTGATGGAAATAGGTACGAGATTACAGGGTTCGACGAGACGTCTCCGGTGGCATATCTCCAAGGCGGGATACGTGGTTCGCTAAAATCCTGTCGCAAGCTCAAGACCGTCAATCGCCCGTTGCGTGCGGATGATTTAGACAAGGCTCCGTGCCCGCAATTCATGAAAGACTCAGTGCGTGGATTCCCAATGTGGACCACGGCATACATGTGGTTCAATGACCGTCGCTTCAAATACGACGAGCTTGAATCGTGCCAATGGCGACCATCCGCCGATCAACCGTGGGGGCCGTGCGAAGTTGAAGAGGAGGTATTGGCGTGAGTGATAAAGCAGAAGGTTTCGTCGTAGGTTTAATTATGGGATTGATTGTTGCTTGGTTTGCATTTGTGGAATGCTCGGATGCCTGGATGAAAGAAATCGTCAAACAGGGCCACGCGGAATACAGCCAAACTACCGGACAATGGCAATGGAAGGAGGTAGCGAAGTGAGCGATCCAATCAACATCAGCGAGGTCCGTGAGGCATTCGCAAAGACGACGCAGGGGGAATGGGAGGCAATTGTGTGCGTGCTATCGCCGCGAGTGTATTGCGATGGCGAGATGATCTGCGAAACACATGCGGCATATTTAGTTGATGCAGGCAATCACGACATGGACTGGATCGCAAAG